TCAAGATATTTTTCCTGCTGCTTCAATAATTTTCATTTTCTCATGAATACTCGACACATCATATGTATAATTTTCTTCATTCACTCGTTCAGTATGTCCGAGAAGAGCTGCTGCAACTGTTACTGGAACACCATTGCTTCGAAGGTTTGAATTTAATGTTCTTCTTATTGCATGAATACTTTTTGTATGTTCAAACTCTTTAGTCATTGTCATATTTCTTATGCATTCAGAAATTTTTCTAGCATGTACTCTTCCATCTACATCACTAAATACAAATTCTGTTAAAAAGCACCTCTTTATTTCTTCCTTTTTAACCCTATCGAGAACATCTTTTATCTCAGAAGTTAATGGAAATGTTCGTACTTTATCATTCTTGGTTGTGGAAATGTAAAACTCATTTTTCTTTCTATTATACTTTTCAGATCTGCAAATGGTTATTGATTGCTCTTCATAATTTATATCTTCCCATTTAAGTCCAGAAAGTTCTCCAACCCTCATTCCTGTATAAAGTGATAATTCAACTGCATAGCCTGCAATACTTATATGCTCTTTTTGATGGTTTACATTTAGTTTTCTAATAATTGCTTTTTTCTCTTCGTTAGACACTGTACGTTCTTTTGCTGATTTTGGTCTTGGTTCTTTACAATGTTGCTTGAATATTGGCAAGTCTACATATTTACATGGATTTATTTCAATAACTTTGTCCATTAAAGCTTTTTCAAAAACTCCGTTCATATATCCAAACATCGCCTTTAATGCCCTATATGGAATATTTTTTCTTTCAAGCAGTCTTTGGATAAATTCAGCTATATCTTCATCTGATATATCTTGGATTGACATACTTTCTATTTTGTCACCCTGGAAAAACCTCTTATAATCCGATTCATACTTGCTAATCGTATTGTCTGTCCTTCCACACTTTTCTTGGCGTGAAATCCAAATAATAAATCTATCTTTAAATGAATTAAGAACTTTTTCACTCCAATAATCTATTACCTCATTTTCAATATCAATCCGTTTCTTTTTCTTTATGAGTTTTCTTCCGTTTCCATAAGGCAAATATGTGTTCCAATATCCATTTTTCCCTTCCCATATAGAATATGGATGTTTCTTTAATAATTCCTTTCTCTTCTGCATTTCTATTTTATCCTGCAAAAGTGCTGCATTAATGATACCATTTTCGACAGCATATTTCAATAATTCACTATCAGACAATTTAATGTCTGGCATAGGCTGCTCCGCCCTTTCTCTCCCTTCAATATAGTTATCGTAAGTGTTTTTAACATAAAAATACCGCCAGTTGAATGCTGGCGGTTGGTATACTTGTGCTAATTCATTATCTCTTTATGTTTTCGTATTTTTACAAGTTCCGTTTTATAGCGATTTCTTTCTTCAAGATATATTATCGTTGGGATAGAAAAAGTAAGAAAAAGTATTATTAAGAATTCATATAATAAAACCGGAACATAAAATATAAGTAATATCTGCAGTAAACTTCCGACTAATATATATGCAATTCCACATCTAGCATAGTATCGTTGCAATAAATTAGATTCATCTACCGTATCAAATGCAATACATGTTTGAGTTGCTACCACATCTTTAAACGACATTTTTATAATTCCTAAAACAGAAAAGATTGTTCCACCTGCAATTTCGATAATTGTTATTACTGATAACAATTTTATATACATCAAAAACAACTCCTTTTGTTTTTATTATACACTTCCACCGCCAGTATTCAATTTTCAAGGTACAAAAGTCGAGTGTTATCGACAAATTAAAGTTCTTTATTCATCACTCCAATCTAATTTTTGACCACAATGGTAACACCATTTTGCAATATTAAAGCCTGTGAAACCAAGATTGCAGGTCGGGCAATAATATGTGTTGACATATCTAATTTTTTGCTCCTTGCTCTTAATAGGTTTCTTCGGTATCTGCTTTTCAAGTGCCTTGATAAGGCATTTCCCCATATCTGATTTAGGAAGAATACAAACTGTGTCATTATTCCTATTGGCTTTTTTCAGTAATTCAATTGCTTCACTCTCTGTCATTCCTGTACCTCCAATAGTTCCGGATTATCAAAAATGTTGCCGACAACCTCATAATCAAAACCACTCATAGAAATATCATCTGTGCATTCATCAAGTGTCATTGGGAAATTGCAGTCCATAGCTCTCACGTCGAATCTTGCCTTGCACTCATTCCACAAAACCAAACATCTGTAAAATGCCGCTCCACGCTTAATGCTACCATTGATAATATCATTCTCCCAAATTAGCTTTCCTTTCCTGTCCCAAAGTCCGGTGCACTGGCAGACGGTGGACGGGTCTACTTCGACCATGTTCGGGATATCATTGGTCATTCCCCATAGGATATATCTTCTCTCCCAGATACCGTATAAATATCCTTGTATCCATTCGCCATTATCTTTCCGCTTGCCGCGGAATAAATATCTATTCTCCATCCTTTTTCTCCATTTCTTTCAGTTTTGCTTCTGCTTCCTCTCTGGTTAGGAATACTGTTATTCCAAGTTCTGTTTTCGAGAAGCCTACAACATTTTTATAAATCCCTTCAAGCAGTGTCCAATTAAATTGAATAACGTTGCATGGGTAGATGGTGATTGATTCAATCACAAATTTTGATATTCTTTTTCTTTCTGCATTAATTTCCCAAACGATATCTCCAACCTTGCACGGCAATTTCAGGAGTAATCCCTGCTCCTCGGCATCCTCGTATTTGCCTAACTTCTGCAAAACCTTAAAGGTTATTTCATAAAATAAATCATAAATCTTGTATGTACTAATATCTTCAAGAGAATATCTGAAAGGTTCAAATGCCTTTCCGTTGTCCTTTGTTAATCTCTCCATACTATTCCTCACTTTCTGCACTAAGCCAATCTAAGCAGCTTGATTCGCCTTCATATTCTTCACCAAATGTATTGTTGAAGGTTGTTAAAAATTTTGCCAGTTCCTCATCCGTCATGCTCCGGATTCGGTCTGCATTGGTCTTTTTTCTTGTTACTGCATATCCTTCTGGATGTATTCCGTTTTTCATATCTTCTACCTCACTTTCACATCCTTATCATTTTTTCTGATTTTGAATTCCAGTCCACATTCTTCCTTGAGTATTTCTATCTGCTCGTCCCAGGTTGTGTAATCATCCATAAGACACTCTGCCTTGCTATTGAACCGCTCTATGTATCTTTTAATTCTTTCTGCTCCAAATCCGAACTGGTCACGAAGTGTGATTGCTGACAGAATTGTTATTGTATCAATGGTATTCTCTTTGATTTTCAGCACACATTCATCTATCGCATTCTTTGGAAGTGCCAGGGGCATTTTCGTTGCCCCTCTGAATTTGCATTCCTCTTCCAGTCCTTCTATTCCTTTAGTTTTGGCTATCTTTAAGGCATATGCCATTCCTTCTCTTCTCGCTTCTTCTAATTTATCTCTCGCCATATTTTACACCCTCTTTTTATCACATTTTATTTTTCCACTTTTCCTACATATTGATTTTAAATACACGAAAGGAGAAATACTAATGAAAAAAACAATTATAATTTGTCTTATAAAAATTATCTTGCTTCTTCTTAACAAGCACTTTGATAATTTTTATACCTTTTCAGCAAATTATCTTTTCGACAACAATTGGATATACATTCTAAAATTTCTAAAAAATCAAATGAAATTTAATGCATATCCTAATATAGGAGGCGGAATGATGATAGCATGGTTTTATTATTTGTATTTAAAAATTAAAGGTTAGGCAAACCGGAGCTGTCCGGTCTGTTCTGCCTTAACTCTCATGTTTGGTGTGCGCTTTGCTACACACAGCTCCGGTAAATTTGCTTTTACCAATGCAGCCGGTATTGGTGGACAAACAGCATTACCACACCTTCTGACCTGCTCACTTCTTGGATAGGTCTTGCCGGTATAATCCCGGTCGATTATGTAATCGTCCGGGAATCCCTGGCATCCGTATAATTCTTTCGGCTCAAGCATCCGCAATCCGATATCCACAATCTGATAATCTACACCCTCAATCGTCACAAGTCCGAATCTGTCCTTAGTTGTGACCGTATCAAGTGGCTTTTCGATGTCTTGTCCGGTCGCATCTCCATAATATTTTATTAAAAACGCTCTGACTTCGCCAAAGTGACCACCCCCTGCATTTGCTGTTACCGTTCCCAGTGGCTCCCGTATGTCTTGTCCTATACCAGTTTTATAAAACTTGCTCAGAAATGATGTAACAAGTCCATAACGATTTGAACTGTCAACTGTCATTATCGGGTCTTTAATTGTCTGCCCTCTGACTTCTCCCTGTGCTGTTTCGGAATGGTACTGTATAAGCGTTGGAACCACTAACCGATTATGGTCTACAGTGGTAATTGTATCTATAGGCTCATTTACGTTACTTCCATTTCCTTGGTAGTTTCCACCATATGCCTTATCAATAATTGGTGTAAGTATAGGCTCCACTATACCAAAACCATGCTTCCCAGTAATCGTCCCCAGCGGTCTATTCAAGCTATTACAATAATCATATTTTGCACCGCTGTGATTCACTTGCACTACAAACGGCTCTGCATTATCTATAACAAACTTCTTAAGTCCTCTGGCAATCCTCTCCATTGTCTTTGGTGCAAGTGGCCGCACCGCCCGGATGCCGTACTTTTCTTTGATTTCTTCTGATGTATCAAAGATGCTCGGGCACGGTCGGTTGAAATCAATCTGTGTGTATGCTCCCACATAAGGTTTCAGCAATCCAGCTTTCACTTTCTCGCTGTCTGCTGGTCCATGTGTCGGCTCCGGCCATACAATTGGCTTGCCGTCACACCGGGCAATCATGAAAAATCTCTTTCGCATGGTAGGTGCTCCGTAGTCAGCAGCCACCAATTCCCTGAAATCCACTTCATACCCCAAATTGGTAAGCTGTTGCACAAACTTTTCGAAAGTCTTCCCCTGTTTGCTCTTAATTGGATGATGCCGCCTGTTTAATGGGCCCCATGTTTTAAATTCTTCCACATTCTCCAGCATAATTACTCTAGGTCTAACAAGCCCTGCCCATCTGCAAGCTACCCACGCAAGACCACGGATATTCTTATCCTTTGGCTTGCCGCCCTTCGCTTTGCTGAAATGCTTACAGTCCGGTGAGAACCAGGCAAGTGCTACAGGATGTCCTTTGCAAGCCTTTACCGGGTCTACTGCCCACACATTCTCGCAATAGTGCTTTGTATTCGGGTGATTCGCCTTATGCATCTTAATAGCTTCTGGGTCGTGATTTATTGCAATATCCACGCTATAGCCGGTTGCCAGTTCTATTCCAGTGGATGCACCGCCCCCGCCGGCGAAATTATCTACTATCAATTCACCGTTTATCATGGCATCACCTCCAGGACATCTTCCAAAGGGACATAATGCTTCATGTTATTCCTATAAAAGACAACAGCACATTTTACCGTTTCTTTTGCTCTTTTCGATACATAAAACGCTTCTGGAATAACTCCGACACCTACATCACATTCGTCTTGATAGACTGCATCAAGATAACCTTTGATAACAATATTCTTATATCCGACAATTACGCCGATGAAATTCTTATCAACGTGTTTGAAATAAGTTTTCTCGATATATTCAACATTCTTTTCGACAGTGCCATCATTGTTTCCATCTGCCAGATTATTGTCCATTGCATCAGCAGTTAATGTTTCCCTGTCGAGATATAGCCATCTTCTGTCTTTAAATGGTTTATAGAAGCCTTTACATTTTACTTTATCGAATAATTTCATGGCATCACCTCTGGGAAGTCCTCTATCTGCATCTGCCCTTCCAAATCATCTGCATCCTGCTCGCATTCTTCACAAGCTTCTACCATTTCTGCATCCATATCCGATTCTTCTCCAATGTCAATGAGAATCAAAGGCTGTCCTTGATCTGTCACCCAAATTACATCTTCCAGCTTGTACAGCTTTCTTTTTCTTGGATTTGCACAGATAATACTTACCGGTGCATCGTCTGGGAAACTGTTTACATATTCTTTCAGTTCACTATTTTTCATTTTCCAAAAGGAACCTGCTATAGCGTTACCCGGCCGGAGGTTCGGCTCCTTTCTTGAATTTTGTTGCTTTGTGTTATATACTATCTATGCATAAATAGCCAATAATCTCATTGCTTACTATTCTTTTTTCTTGTTGCTCTGTCTTATGGTCGTGTAATCTCAATAGTAACTGTAAATTTAGATTTATTTTTTCTGGAGGTACACTTATGGCAATAATTGACGTATTTAATACAGTTTCGGCGGGTGCAGGTGCGTGTGGGTTTTGCACAGAACCAATGAAACAGGGGCAAAAGGGTGAGTAATATTGGACACCGAGGGGTTCAAATCCCCTCAAACCCGTCATTTCATAAAATCTTCTAAATTCATCTGCCCCCTACAATTACCACCAATGGTACTTGGGTCCCAACCTACACCAATATAATCAAGCACTTTCGCCCATCCATAATCGTTGCCATCTTTGTCCTTGCACATGTGGAACATCAGATAATCCCATTCTTTTAGATTGCTTTCGTGCAATAGGTCAAATCTATGAGGTCTCTTTTCCATATGGATTCCAAATCCACACATACTGCAACCGGTACGTTGCGCTTTGGTAGTATAAAGTGTTCCGTCTGGCTTTTTCTCAATTGTTCCATAGATTTCTGGTATTAATGAATCCGGCATTTTAAACTTCTCTGTAATCCGTCCTTCTTTCAAACCTGCTTCATAATATTTTTCTTTCAATCCATTTTTCCAAAGACCATCCATTTCCAATGCCAGCTTTAATATATCCTGTCTGCCAAATATGGCAAATGGTGCCGACCTTATTGTTGATGCTCCAAAATAATTGCAGCCATTCATCCGCAGGCTCTTGGCACGTCTGCCGCCCTCAGATGCCATCAGACCTAAATACGGTACGCTGTTATGTTCTTTACCCCAATCATCACAATTTTTTTCTTTGAGATAATAACAGCATTTCGCTGATACCAAGAAATCCGGTATCTGGAAGTCACATCCTTCTGTTTCATTTTCATAGCCGCCGAACAACTTTAGCCATCTTTGATTAAGCTGCATCTTAGAATTTTTCTGCCAGCCGCCGTATTCTCCGGTTTCCCCGGTAATAATTGCATGACGGACAGTTTTATTTTTCTCTGATGGATTTTGTAGCAATTCTACCTTGGCTGCCACTTCTTTTGAAATGACCGGAAATCCAAATTCCTGTATTACTTTCGCCTTTGTCCAATAAGTCCCATCATCCCTTTTCAGTGGTGGTACATTGATAATTCCTAAAGCCTTATGTACCCTCTGTATACTTTTATCTTCCAAAGTGGATGCCGATACTCCCGGAACATCTATTCCGCACACCTCATGGAGAAATATGTATAAAATAATGCTATCCAATCCACCAACCGAAACATGATAATTTAATCCTCTTCCATCACATTCTGTTGCAAATTCCTTTGCTCTTATCTGAGCATATTTTCTTTTAAATTCATACGGCTGTTTTTCTTTCTGCATAAAAGATGCTATCTTCTCATACGTTCCAAGCCGTTCCATTCTTTCCTGTACTGATTCCATTTGTTTTTTGGAGTAAAGAGCTCTTTTACGCTGGCCAGCAAACCTCTCACTCCTTTCGATTTATTTTAAAATTTTGTCTAAGCAGGCATTCCAGCCTTTATCAAATCTCCCATTATCACAATAATCAGGATGATTTGCTTTCTCTGGCAGTTCCTGGAGCGGACACCAATCCGGCTTAGTTTTTTCGCAATCACCTAACGAAAGCTCTTCACTTCCAGTTGCATAGCACTCATCATCGTCTGTGTTCCAGAATTTACACATGGTGCAATCATCTGGCATATCCATAACCAATACTGCTTTAGCCATACCTCACACTCCTTCCGGTTTCTCGCACCGCTCAAACTCGATAACCCACACATAAGGGTTTGCATCCCAACCGTAGCGGTCAATGTCGGATTTCTTGATGGTACTGTTCCATATCTGCATAAATTCGACCTGTGGCGGTTCAATCCATCCAGTATTCATACAGTCGGTGCATCCGAATGCTCCTGCATTTGTATGGTGGCATTTTTCTCCTTCTGCTCCTTCTCTGATCGCTCCCTCTACAGTAATGCTCTGCAACCGCTCCACTCGTACATCCGTAACCTTCAGCCAGATTCTCGACGCTTCTTTCGGCATGTGGATTGACGGATGCCAAGTGCCTCTCCAACCTTTAGGTCGAAGTTCTCCATCAGCTTTGTAATAATAGATGGTATGACCACGCATATGACCTGCTTCATTGACTGGAAGTCCGCACCATGTTTCTCGAACATACAGGGTATCACCCGGCTGATATGGTGCTTTTATGATACAAGGCTCATTCCTGCCGTTATAGAGCATCAGTCCATCTCTAATATATCCAGTCCACTGTGGATTTTCTCCCGGTAAAAATCTTACCAGCCGCCGAGTACAGGTCTTCCGTCCGTCCAGAATTGCCCGAACCATTTCTGTGTTGAATAAAATCGGCTTAATTGCCATTTACTCCACCGCCCTTCATAAGCTCTATTGCACGACTCATAATTTCATTCGGGTCATCATTTACCCTTCTGTTCCACTGTTCAATTGCTTCTTCTTCTGTTTCTCTCCATCTTTCTACCATTCCGCTGCAAACTGAACATTCTGCCAACCTTCTTTCCATACCGGGCATTCATTGTCCGCCATTCTGCCAACATCTGAGGTGTGAATCTTGATAACGAACGGTCATAGTAACTGTGTTCCGGTTCTTCATCACCATATCTCTGAAATGTGTAACTGCCTTTATATTTCAGTTGCCGGCGAATGTATTCTGTTAAATTTTGCTTTCTGAATCCAAGCTGATTACAGATTTCCTTACTGGTGACTTTCTCCATGACCAGCTCGCCATCTTTGAATACGTTGTAATAATATTTTGCCATTCTATCAGCGCCCCTTTCTGCATCTTCTGTCTACATCATCTAAATGTGCCATTATCAGCCTTTTAGCATATTCTGCAATTTCAGTCTTTTTGTATTTCTCATAAAGTTTATTTGCCTGCGCTGTCAGTTCTTCAAAAAAAGCATCTTCGTTATCGGCTTCATAAAATTTCTGCCGAAATCTATAATAATCATTAAAAAATTGCCATTCCTCGGAACCTTTTTCAAACTTTTTACTTGCCATAATCAACCACCCCAACTATCAAATGGAGTATCCGCTGCGTCCATGAATTCCTGCTTATTTCGTTCAGAATTCTTTACATGTAGCAGAAATTTATCGAAATCTTCCATGCGTTCTTCAAATCTCATATGCTCACCATCGAATTTAAGTCCCTCTTTCATGTTTTCGCCTTGCCGTTGTTTCTCCACTTTCAAGCCTTTATATTTCTTATCTTCCGATACGTTCCACAAAAGAATAATATTCGATGCGTCCTGCTCAATATCTCCGGATTCTCTAAGTTCTGACATGGTAGGTTCTTTCGTATCTCTTATTTCAGATGTTCGATTCAACTGTGATAGAAGTATAATTGGTACATGCAATTCCATTGCCAAAGCTTTAACTGCCTTAGAAATATCTCCAACCTCTGATGCTCTATTAGCAAATTTCCTGTCTGCTTTAATTAACTGTAAATAGTCAATAATAATTACATCAAACTGCTGATGCCGGCTTTCTACTTTAAGTTCTCCCACGGTTTTGGGACCGGTTGAAATCAGAACATTGTAGTTTGACATTTCTTCATTGGCTTTATCAAAAGATTCCTTTTCACCACCAAGAAAGGATTTTGCCCTTCGAACACGCGTCAAACTTATTTCGGACAGCCTTGAAACAAAACGCTCGTATACCTGGCTTTCATTCATTTCAAGGTTGAAATAACCAATTTTATAACCTCTTTTTGCCATCTGTCCAATCACTTGTGTTACAAAAGCGGATTTTCCAACACTAGGTCTCGCACCAATTACCGTTACATCTCCACCCTCAAGACCACCAAGGCAATCATCTAATTTATAAAATCCGGTTTTTAGCAGTTTCTCGCCTACATGTTCATTGAAATAATTCTCTTTGCATTCCTGGACAATCTGCTTTAATGATTTGGCTTTCAGAGTTTCATTCTCCTGTAGCTTTTCAAGTGTTATTAAAACTTCCGCAATTGTATTTTCTATATCACATGGCATAAGGCTCACTCTCTGAAACAACTCTTTTGCCGTTCTAGTCTTATAATCCTTTGAAATGGTTATTGCATAACTTTTAATTGATACTGATGTTGGTGTTAATAACACACATTCCTTTAATTCTGCTGACACCTGCTCCGAAGACCACTTGTGATTTTCCATTGCCTGCGACAGTGACATAAGATTTACATTTTCGCCCCGGTCATAAAGTGCAAGTATCTGTTTATATGCATCCTGACAAAATTCAGATCCAAACATATCTGGTCTTAAATTTGAATAAATCTGCGAAAGTGAATCGTTATCAATCAGTATACTTCCAATCACACCCATTTCTGCTTCGGTCAACTATCATCACCTCGCTGCCTTTTCTCCACTATAGAAACCCAATAGTCACATTCATTTATCAACCAATCATTATACTTTGGAAGGAATCTGAATCGAGTATCTTCCGGATTCCGCTCCGTGTAATCTTCCAGATATAATTTAGTAGCTTTATATATCAGTTCCGCTACTTCTTTCTGATTTTCTTCAAGCACGTTGCTTAATTTTCTAAGCCAATACTGTCTGGCCAATACTGCACAACTTTTTTTGGGGTACAAATCGAAAGTGTCATTCCATGCCTTTTCACCATCAAAAGAAAATGTGCTTTCTTTTATATTTTCTTTCTCTATATCTGTATCTATATCTTTCTCTATATCTATCTCTACATTGCAATTTTGTTGCAGTTTGTTGCATTGCAACATTTTTTGTGCATTTTCCCTAGATTTCCGACTTCTACGAGTGCTTGCGGTCTCACTTCCTAGGTTATCCTGCACAAAAGGCAACTTGTACTCAATAGAATCAGATGTTTCCAGTAACCCACATGATAAAAGATACTGAATCGTTACTTGTACGTTGATTTCATCCTCATCAATATCAAGGGCAATCTCTTTGTAAAATTCATCTTCCAAACCGGAATACTCTAAGTAGCCGCCTTTTTTCAGTGATAGAAGCTGCATCTTAAGGTAAATAATCGTGTAAGTATCGCCACCGGCCATCTTCCGGAGTTTCTTGATTCGTTTGCTATCAAAGAAATCATCCATTAATTTAAGCCAGTAGTATCGCTTATTCTCTGCCATTCTCACTACCTCCGAGCAATTCAACAACCTTTTCTCCGGCTTTCTCTGGTCGGCAAAATACAAATTCTACGCCATACTTAAGCTGCATTGTAAGCATAGCTTTTGCTAATGTTTTACCGGAAGTCGGTTCTGCCTTTGGTAAAGGGGTATTAAGCCATTTCCCTTCTCTATGCATATAAGCAATACGATTGTATCTATGTAATCTTGGATTCTGCCACTTAAACACGTCATCAATAGTCTTTACGCCGTCTGTGTTCTCCACAAGCACATATAGCTTAATGCCGTTGTTCTGCGCCAAAATACACTCATCACGGAATCTTGGATGCGCCTTGCCACAAATGTTGCCTATAATTTCCTGCATATCCTTTTTGGTATCCACAGAGACATCATAACTTCCAAGAAAATCCATTTTCTTAACTTCCATCTTTCTTGCAGTCTTACGCTTAATAACATCCAGCACCTTATCCGTGGCAATCACATAATCACCAACCGGAAGCGGTGCACGCAAAACTTCTATGTCATGGCAGTCAAAATACCGGTTCTTCAAAATGTGCTGTCCCTCTTTCTGCCCTTTGTCCTCAATCAACATCATCGTTACATTCACTTCCTCTCAAATACCCTTCTGACATTACAGAATTGCTAAAATAGGATTTTTATTGTTTTGGTTGATACTTTTACCAACCATACAGTTTTCATTGGTAGGCGGTCACACAAAGCAACCGCCAAATCATACTTAATTGAATGGTAATTCCTCATCAATTCCGTCAGGGATATTCATAAATCCATCGCCATCCGGTGCTGGTTCCGGTCTATCTACAGACTGGTTGTTCTGTGAAGCTGCTTTGCTCTCTGCAAATTCGCAGCTTTCAACAAGACAATCATTGGTATACACCTTATTTCCATCCTTGTTTGTATAGCTGCCGGTCTGCCAGCTACCAACAATAACAACCTTTGTTCCCTTACGCAGATATTTCTCCACAAACTCTCCATTTTTCCCTAATGCCAAACAGTTGATGAAGTCCGCGCTGGGCTGTCCTTCCTGTTTAAATCTACGGTCTACAGCAAGAGAAAACCTCGCAACTGCCGTTGTTCTTTCGCCTTGTGAATATCTAATATCCGGATCCCTGGTTAGTCTTCCCATTAAAATCACTTTATTCATTTGCTTCTTCTCCTTTCTTAAGCTCTTCAAGTGCCTTATAGAACTCACTACCCTTAATCTCCTCAAAACCATCATATTCAGGTGTAATACTACTTCTTGAAGTATTCATTCTCAGATACATCTTGCCATCATACTCGAATCTCGAAACATCATAGCCACCCATATGTAATTCTTCGAAATAATCTCCCTCACAAATCGGATGATTATTGATTACAATGCTTTTCTCAATACATAAGTTCTGAAACTCTTTTAATGTCTTGCTATTGGCTCTGAAACTTCGCATTTTTATATCCGAATCACAAAACCTCTTGGTCGGCTTTAATAATTCATTACCGAATTTTTCATTGTTTTCCTTGCAATCCTCAATATATAAGCGGATACGGCTCTTTTCAGATTCATGGAAAGGTTTATTAACTGAACCATCACCACAAATATCATAGGATTGACCTAAAATTTCCTTCCTCTCAAAGAACTCTTTTGCTAATTTTCGTCTTTCCTCTGAATGGATTCTGAAATCACTAATTTCTTTCAGGAACTGTTCATTGGACACTATATAGAATTTTTCCATGATTCTCCTTTCAAAACGGACAAAGGTTCATATCAACCTCTAATCCTTTTTCTGCAATATAAACATTTGCTCCATATTTAACTGTTTCTTCTGTCTTTTGTTTGAATAGTGCGGGATCTCCGCTTTTATCTGATAAGTGTATTAGAACGACATTTCTTAATGCCGGGTTATCGTTAGTAGAAATAAATTTAAGTGCCGTATCAAGGCTCATATGACCTCGTAGGCGGTGTTCGTAGTTTGGCTCATTCCGGTCTACCAAGTCCATGCTGTAGTTGGCTTCGACCATAATCTGCTCAACTTTCATACTGGAAAAGTCATACTTGCAATATTCCAAGTCGGTTAGGAATAGCAGCTCACCCATTTCCTCATGCTCGATTAAATAGCCATAACACTCGATTTCCGTGTCATGCGGCACATTGAATGGTGTTACTGTAAAACTGCCGATTTGACACGATTTGTTAGGCGAGATGGCTGTCGTGTGCTCTCCAGTAATGACTTCAAGTGCGGTCTGCGTTTCAAATGCTGTATAAACCGGGATGCCGGACTGCATGAAATCTTTTATGTAGCGTGCATGGTCTCCGTGTTCGTGGCTCACAATACATCCAACAACATCAGAGATTTTCCAATCAATCATTATCTTAAAGTCCATAAATTTACATCCGGCTTCGATTGCAAGGATTTCTCCACTATCAGTAATCAGGGCATATGAGTTGCCAGCGGATGAACTTCCAATCACAATTAATTTAATGTGAAACACCTTCTTTCGACCAATAATAACCTCCTGCTCTTAATCTAAAATTGCTATTTGCCGATCGAACAATGCATGACTTGCATATTCCAGTATTTTCACTTGCTTCTACAAATCCATGAAATGATTGCAAAACAGAAAGATTATCATCCATTTGTAAAATAATTGTTTGTCTCGCTTTTTCACTTGCCGACTTTCCACCTATTTTCCCCATGTTTTTTGCATTTTCTTTTTGCAAACAACCACAACTTTTAGTTGCTCCGCTCGTAAGCGCATATCCTCTTACAATAGTTTCATTACCGCAATCACATTTGCAAATCCAATGAGCTCCGTGCTTGGTGTGAGCAAGTGAAATAACCACAAGTCTCGAAAATCTTTTTCCACTTAAATCTACAAGATTTGTCTTTTGTACTTCTTTTGTAAGTGCAACCTCCAAAGGCACACCTGATTGTATTCTTCCTTGTAATGTCTTATATCCAATGCCTGTTTCTTTTGACCATTCAGCAAGACACTGTGTCTTACCAAAACACGTATAATTAACATTAACGCGCTTATTGCATTGCTGCTCGTCGTTCGTTATCCAGCGGCAATTTTTCGGAGAATATCCAAGACTATTATCTATTCGATCTATCGTCAAATTATCCTCATACCCATTTTCAAAAGACCAATCACGAAATGCAACAAAATCATTTCTCCACTCGTCACATACCGCAATTCCACGACCTCCATAATTTTCAAACTCTTTGGCAGTTTTCCTATAACAACGAGCTTTCATGTTTGTCCATATGCGATACAATCTTGTCCCGGTTCCGCCATGTGTTTTTGCAGGCATTTAGACCACCTCACTTTCCGAAAAATTCTTCTCTTACATCAACAATGCGTCTCGTCTGTCCCAACAATGCCCTATTATGCTTTGCTCTCTGCTCATTGTCACAGATAAATTGCTTGCAAATTTCCGGTCGAACCGGATAGATTCTGCATTTCTCGCAACTCTTTCCGGTATCAAGAAACGGACAAGTCATGTCATAAGTCGCTGTTGTCGGTGTGATATGTTGACACTCTTTAATATGCTTCTTGCGAATATACCGGCGAATAACATCAATTTCCTTTTGGCTCATGGGAAGTAAGTTACTGCAACAATTTCCGCACTGGCTGCATTTCCCATCCTTGCAAAAGTTGTAGATATTATCAGCCATACCTTTCTGAACTGACTCTAAAAATGAAATAACTTCCATAGGCACCACTACTTCATGAAATCCGGTACATCGTCATTCTCAACGACTTCACCTTCAACTTTCTCTGGTTCTGCCATTTTCGGTTCTTCTACGGTTTCTGCAACTTCCGGCTCAACCGAGAAATCTTCTGTATTTGCATTTTCAGAAATATCATGCTCCACATCCATTAAAGTTCTATCATCCATTTCTGTTGATTCTACATTGTCATAAGCATCATTAAGCATCTGTGTTCCATATGTACGGATAATGTACTTTAACGCACGATTCTTTACCGTTTTCATTGCCATCTGGTCTGTGAATTTCTGATGCGTACCAGAACCATTTTCTTTATAACCAAATCCCTGTTTCCAAGCCTGCTTAATCATAGAAATATTCATCAGTTCTACATACTGGCTATCATCATCCATAGTCACGATTGCGTATGCACCAATAATCTTGTCGGTGTTGATGTTCATGAAATCCTGCGTATGGGAATCAATCACAATTCGGGCGTTCTCGATATGGTATTTAAACTCGTCTCCCTCATAGATGCACATTGCATCAATATTCTTCATGCCATAATTCCTTGCAACGCAGGTGTTACCATAGACAGATACCTGACACTGCAGCTTACCACCATAGGCTACCGGATAGCACTGCTTTTTCTGCATGGATAATCCCATGGTAACCATATCCATGAGGGTGTTCGCGATAGATACCTGTGAACAACTTTCAAGTACGCATTTCTTATTGTTATCCTGCGTCTCCTTCAAAATGAGATATGCCCCCATTAACTCGTTGGCATAGTTATATCCCTTAGGAAAAGTAAGACCAAACTTCTCCTTTTGCTGCAACTGCGCAACCAAGCCATCCACAAATGCATTATTTACAACAAGGCTCGCCTGCTCTTTTCCTTTTGTTGCTACTTCCTGTTTCTTTGTTTCTGCCATAATTATTTTTCCTCGCTTTCTTCAAATTCTTTTAACTGCTCCGCTAAATTCTTGCACTCATCCGCAACATATTCTTCGGTGCGGATAACATCATCAATCGGATATTTACTTTCAACCATTTTTCGTAGTTGATACTCTTTTATATGGCCCGGAAACTTCTGTATCGCATAATCCAAATCCGACTTATCTCCTGCATGTCTGCAATCAAATCCAAACCACCACAAATCACTTTCGATTGGATAATCTGAATGTTCTCCACCACCTGCGTATGTAATACCACCGTGGCACTGGAAATATGCTTCAATGCGGATTCTTTCATCTTCATCCATGCAAGCACCAAGCAAAGGGAAAATTCCACTTACTTCTCTGTCACCAACATCGGATTTCTTAATTTCAAGGTAATCACTGTAATCCTTTCCATATAACGGATGGTTCTTTGGGATACCGACATAACCGCATCTGTGGCCAATAGCGCCAAATATCACAATACATTTGTAGCCTGCGTGTTCAAACTCACGCTCGATGATGTACCGTTTCTCCGGTTCCCCATACTTCTTTACTGCTGCCACCTTATCAGTACCATAGGTTTCCACCCACTTCATATCCACAGATTCATCTGTAACCGTCAGCTTTGCACCTTTGGCATTTACAACCATGTCACCGGCTTTTACATTATCCTCGGTGCGGTATGTATAACTTCTGGTGCTGTTTGTGTATTTTGCTTTTATGTACTGCATGTCTACCTCCTCAATCGCAATAACTCCAGCTGCAATGCGGACAACCTGTAACTAACTCTTTTCCTGCTTTTTCCACATCAATTCCGGTGATATAATGCCCTGTCACTTCTCTGGTAACCAAATTTTTGCGTTCATGCTCAATAGGTTCGTAGATTTGTTTATTACACCGAAAGCATCTACCGCTACGCGGAGCAAAGTGCGGATATCCCTTTTCTTCACAAAGCTTTCTTTGAGCTTCAATACTTTTGCTTACATCAAACTGTTTTCCGGCTACTTCTTTCATTCTATACGCCCTCCACTTTCAACTGCTTATCCTCGGAAACGCTCAAAAGAATTAACTGTGCATCCATATCCGGCACATTGAACTCATTCAGCGATTCGGCGTTATCTACGAAAATCGGCACGCTCACATCGTACAATTCGCTTAACGAGCGGATAATATCAAGTCCGGCTACAATTCTGTGACCACTGTTCAAAGTCGAATACGGAACGCCATTTACTGTACACTCACAACAGTCTTTCATACCGCCATTTAACTGCATTTCGAAGAGTTTGAAGTTTACTGTCTTGAAATGACTGTTGATAGAATCTGAAACCTTGTCCAACTTATATCTGATGAACGATTCTAAAAGATAAAGCATCTGTTCCTGGTCTGCAACTTTCTGTCCGATTTCTTTCTGTTCTGCCTGCAGCTGTGCAATGCGCTCATCAATTTCAACATTCTTAGTAGCCTGTGCAATGATTGTTTTTGCATCTTCTAATGCAGCTTCCAATTCTAATTTTTTCGATTCTAATTCCGATGTATCAATGCTGTTTGCTCTCGCAGAATCAATCTGTGACTGCAAATCAGTATCTTTCTTCATCAATGCTTTGTAGTCCTCATTGGTGCTCAAATCAGCTTCTTCCGGCAACTCTGATAGTTTTTTTATACATTCATTTTTAATTTTCATCTGTTCTGTTTCCTGCTCACGAAGTTCTGGAAGTTTCTTTTCTGCATCTTCAATATCAGATTTCATTATTTCAATTTCTGATTTCTTATCAGTACCAAGAGAAGCAATCCGGTTCAATTCTGCAACCTTTTGATTGTTAAATGATTCTCTTATTGTTTTTAAGCGTTCTGCAGCATCTTCTTTTGCTTTTGCCTTTTTCTCTTCAAAATCCGTCTTCAACTGCTCAATTTTATCTTCTGGCAATCTCTGACCACATAATGAACAGACTGTAGTTGATTCATCGAATTTCCACTTGGATTCATCAAACAGGTACGGTGTTTCATCAAAAGCCTTTTCCTTTTCACTCATATACTGCTTTCCAAGTTCAGCTTTTTCGCTTTCTAATGTAGGAATTCTCTTTTTCTTTTCAACAATTTCACTTTCCAGTTTTGTAATCTGTTTATGTAAATCATTGAATTTTATTGTCGCTTCATCCTTTCTGTCATCCAACGACCGCCGCTCTTTGATAAGTGATTCATTTGCCTTTCGTTTGCAATCATTAACTTCAAATTGCAATTCGAATTTCTGCTGCTCTAAATCATCAATCACCTTGGATGAAGATTTCATCTGTAACTCAATTTCTTTAATCTGCCGTTCCAAATCAGTCTTTAATAACTCCTGCTCTGCAGTATCCACATCAACCTTGGATTTCTCTGCTTCATCAATGCGGACCGGAATTTCAGCCTGCTTTTTCTTCCATTCTGTAAGTGATTTGGAAAACTTAGCACGAATATCGTCTGTGGATGGTGCTTTTTCCAATTCACTAAGCAATGGAGCATACTGTGAATCTGTCTGTGCCAGTTCCACATCTGAGACCTCTGTTGTAAGTTTCATTAAAATATCTCTCTGTTCCTTCCATCTCAAAGAAGAGAAATACTGTGGATTGGTCAGTAACCTGAACATATCTTCGCTCTGTGCCAGTTCGGAAACATATGCATTGAAATCAGCTTCACTTTTCGGATAACCATCAATCTCATATGAATTTGGGTTTCCCTGCAAAGTCACGGTGTTTGTTCCACGCTTCTTAACCCAGTTCTGCTTCTGCACCTTAGAAAGCATTACTTCCTTGCCTTCCACGTCCAATACACCTACAACCTTGATTTCTACGTTATCAATTTTCTTACCGTCCTTGTCCAAAGGCCTAACATTAAACTTTTCCTCTCCTGCACTATTCTTGTTAAAAAGCAACCAGGTAAAAGCATCAAAGATAGTTGTTTTTCCGGCTGCATTCTGCCCCTTAATACTTGTTTTATTTGAGAAATTCACTTCAAGACTTTTAATTCCTTTAAAATTCTCAATGTGTAATGATTTTAAAATGATTCGCATAATTTTATTCCTCCAATTCCTGTTCAAGTCTTAAATGAAATAAGCGTAATAAATTTTTGTTTGTGGTGTTGTCATATGATAAATACTTTTCTATTGCCGTTCTATTTCCTTTTTTTATTAATGTGTTAAAAGCATTACGAATTGACTTTTCAACACAATGCCAAGTAATACCATATTTTTCGGCTATCTGATTGTATGTTGCGGTCATATTCATATAATCGTTTTTTCTTTCATGATATAATTCCATGACGTCTGCAATATAATAAAATCCTTTCAAGCTAGCCGACATTCCCATCTCAATCAATGCATTAATTGCTCTATTTCTCATCAGAAATCACCTCAATTCTTGATGCTGAAATCTCATATGCTCTTCTTTCTTCTTCCTCACCATTCGAATGATGCTTGATATAATCCCGACTCTGGATGCGTCCAGTAATTTTTAAATGTGTTCCAAGCGGAAGTCCAGATGCATGGCGTGCATTTCTACTCCAGCAGATACAAGGAATGTAATCAGATTTGCTATAGGAACGGTTTACTGCCACCAACAAGTCTGTAATTTCTCTTCCAAGAGGAGTCTTACGGTAAATCGGGTCCTTACAGATGTAGCCATCCAGAATAATCTGATTGCTCTTCATCTCCTCTGTCTCTTCTTCAATAAACTCAATCTCCCGGACGAATACGGAGAGAACCAGCCGGTTCTTAAGTTCCTCATGTCTGTTATAAGAACGGAACTGTCCGGTTACATGAATGATTTCACCGATATGATTTGTATTTACATCAATCAAATATTCCGAAATCAAAAGTGGTAAGTAATCAATTGTTTCGCTCGTCCGTTTTACAGCTACATCCACAAGGTAAAATCTTTCGCCATATACCTCATGGCTAAATCTGAAATCAGACACAATTTCGCCTACAAGTTCTACATTATTATTCTCTAAAAGTTTGTCCATGTTTGAAATTCTCCTTTAAGTATGTTAAAATAGGCGCAAATAGCTTATGCTATTGCTTTGATTGGGAATCCTCTGCTTTGGTCGATTGTGGGATTCCTTTTCTCTTTTTGTATATTTCTTTGATATATTCATTAGCCAACTGACGTTTGACTGATTTGGTGTTTCCCATGTATTTCTTCAAGTTCATACGTCCTTTCCATTATCCCCAATGCATATGTTGTATAATCTGCAGCATCTCCACGGCTTACCGCATTTTTGGTGCCATTGTATACCATAAGAACCGTTCCCATGTCCTCATATTCACTAAATAGCTCTGCCAGATAATCACACCCCACAAGTATATTGCTGTATGGATCATATAAATCTGTCACACCAAGTTTCTTCATACGATCCATGTGATACTTCTCATAAATCTGCATCAAACCTTTGCAATTACCGTTTGATACATTAGCCTGTCCACTACTTTCATGTTCAATGATTGCTATTACCATTTCCGGGCAAAGATGATACTGATTTGAAATTACATTAATATAAGGAAGAAACTCATTACATATCCATGTGTCTGCCGGCTCCGCTTCTATCTTCAAAGTCGAGCCAGACAATGTCATTATCACTACTGCAACGATAAGTGCGACTATCTTTCTCAATGATTTTCTCTGCATCTTTAAAACTCCTTTCCAGCACTGCACCTAATGCTAAAACTACTAATCCAAAAATGAAGGGAATAGCAACTATCGGATTTTCGGTAATATCACAACTCATGCTTGTGAAAAGAATTGCCATTCCGACGGCTTCCACAACAAATGAAATTTTTTTAATTTTCATATAATTCACCTTTTTTCTTTTCCAGAAATTTATTAGTAAAATAAATCTGTCCTTTTCCGGTAACCTTAGTAGTTCTGGTAATTCTAACAGATCCATCCGGATTCTGAACGTTGCTTTCCTTAATCTCAAATAAGCCCTGCTCAACATATCTTTGTTGTGGCATATTCCTTGATGCTCCGTTCTTCATCAAATATCCATTGTCTCGTAACCACTGAAATAATCGTTTCTGCCCGATTTGATAACCGTTTTGGCAAATCAACTTTGCAAGATCACCAATAAGGATTGATGTGTGACTTGCCGATACAGCATCGGCAAAAATCTCTTTCGGACGCATCTCATGAATTCTGCTGTCCTGCATTGCAATCAACTGATTCTTTTCTTTAATTTTCTTCTGCGCCACCATTAAAGCCTTGGAAAGCAATTCCTCATCAGATAATGTCTCCTGCCCGGCGATATAACCGCCGTTCTTACGGATTGATGGGAGAACCTCTGATGCTACCCACTCTGTAAAACGCTCTGCCGATTCTTTCCGGCTTTGGAAAATTGCCTTATAAAGGTTTGGCTCATTGATATAAAGCAAGTTCTGCTCTCCGCCGGATGTAAGGGTAGGAATAATACGCACACCCTTTTCGTTAAGTCGCTCTTTGACCTTGGATGGCTGGCTAAGACCAAGCGATTTGCAAATGTCAGACAAACAAAACATTGGTTCATCATTTACTACTGCTGTCCGAATTTCTCCAAACTCTTCATTATTAAAAATCCGTACTTCTTCCATACTTCTCCTTTCTAATCAATTAAATCTGATACTTTCATATCCAATGCTGACGCAATAGCGGAAAGTTTATCAAGTTTTGGCTGATACCCAGCTTCACCGCCTGTCTCATGATGTTTTTTCCACTCGCTAAGCGTTGATGTAAGTACACCACTTTTTTGAGCCACTTTATAATCTGTCAGCCCCAGTTCGTCTCTGCGCTTTGCGTACTTTTCGTACATTTTTTCACCTCGATTCTATAATATATATTGACTTTAGCTTAGTTTTCTAATATAATCATAGTGCTACCTAAGTTAATATAGAAATTAAATCGATTGTCTTTTGTTTAGCTTATTTTTCTAAGCTATGTATGTACTTTAGCATAGTTTTATAAGTGTGTCAATAGGTGATGGCTTATTTTTCTTATCTATTTTTTGAAAGAGGTCTCTTATGGGAAATTGTTCTTATGAAAGATATGCAAAAATCCGTGATTTAAGGGGATTCACGGATTACAAAGTAACAAAATTAGCCGGAATAAAAGGAACTGCCACTATTTCAAATTGGAAAAACGGAAAATATGTTCCAAAAGATGATAAAATGCAACGTATAGCAGATGTCCTAAATGTTAGTCTTGATTTTTTAGTTGGAAAAACTGATATGTTGGTATGCCCTATATGTGGTTTTGGAGATAACCCGCTTTCAGAACAGTCAAGAAAAGAACACGAACTATTCCATCAACAATTTTTAATGATAAAAGAAAAATATCCTTTTTTCATGACATTCAATGAAGCAAGTATTGAAAGAACAGATAGGATTTCTGAATTCAGAAATCCGCAAAAAACAATAAATGGGAAAATAGAGGCTTTTGAAAAGTATTTAGAAGCTGCCTTTTCGTTGAAAATTCACCAAAATAACTTCAATATAGAATCTTTAGATTACAAGTCATTTTGTCAAACAGAAGTGTGTGATTTAGAACCAGATTATGAAATTTCTCAAGAAGTTATCGATGCACTAATTGAAAAATACGAAGTCGATAAAAATTTTTCAAACAGAAACGAACGACTGTTAGCAAGAGTAAGCAATAATCCACAAATCATGGCACTTCTTGCATACGCCGAAAAATTAAGCCCAGAAATGTTAAGTATGTTGGAAGTTCAAGCAAAAGCATTATCCGAGCAGAATGCCAAAGACCAGGAGTAGCCTTAGTTGCTACTCCTTAATTTTTCTCTTACAAACGAATAGAACCAACGCAGTTTGTAATTTTCATTAATACCATCAAATATTTTTCGTAGTTCTTCTCGATATTCTTGGTTTGACATATACGTGTTTTCTTCTTTCACAATGTTTTCTTTAGAATTCATAAAAAATCTCCCTCTCCTGCTGTATATTTGCGATTTCATCGGTGACATAATCATTGTATAAAATAAAAAAAGTTTTTTCTCCCCTATTTCGACCATTTTTTTATTTTTTTTAAAGAAAAAGCTATTAAGCTAAATAATTTTTCCGCTTTCTCCCCTGTTACTACATATGATCATTATATTATATTTTCCATTATTTGTCTTTACTTTTGCGAATTTGTCCACGGTTGTGGACAAGACTCTTTATTTAGGCGCATATTTATACTCCGAATCGAATAAATCCACGATTCCCATGTCCAATGCTGCAGCAAGTTTTTCAAGCTGAGAGAGTCTTGGTGAATATCTTTCATTTTCAATATTGTTGATTTCAGATTTACTAATTCCAGATAAATTTGCCAGTTCTCTAGTGGTAATATTTCGTTCACTTCGAATATTCCACAATTTCATTTTTGCCATACTACTACCTCCACCATTTGTGTATATGTAAGTAGTATGTATGAATTTGAAAAAAATAATATTAGACTTCCTGCTGACTTATTTCAATCATTTTCCACTCATGCATGGAATAATTGTATTGAAGCGTAAATCCTTTCTCTATACCATATATAATAGCTGTACATTGGTACTTAATTCCAATAAGCCTTGTCAAATTTTCTCTTTTTAAAATTTTATCTATCGTGACAGATACTATACTGCCATCTATGTCCTTAAACCGGAACCGCATTGGTGTTATCTTTCCATCCGTATCAGTGCACGAAATCATCTGGACCGGGATGCTGGTTCTTAGAATACTATTCAATGTGTTTTGCTTCTTTTTTCTTTGGTGTCTTTATTATATATTCGAACATTTGTTTTGCAAAGAGAAACTATGAAGTTATTTTCTTCCAAAGAAAAAAGCCGGCACTTTTTTGTACCGGCTATAATATTTTTACTGATGATTCAGCCACTTCCGGATGAGTTCAACTCTCTACTTTTCATAGACTGATACATACTTGCCTGCTGCCGTAATGTATAACCCGGAAATAAGCTTATACATGCTGCCGCCACCTACTTTAATAGGTCCTTCTGCGATTGTAAAGACTTCATTCTTTGCCACTCTTCCAGAAACAGCACTACTATCCCAGCTTGGTGTTTTTCTAACTGCCAAATTATCCACCAGCACTTTCACATACTTTTTCTTCTCCGGCAATTCCACCGGTGCAACTGGATTCGATTCAGCCGCTACATAATCAGATAAAGCGTATGCGATTGCTCTGCATACCTCTTCAAACTTCTGTTCATACAGTGCTGCATCCGGATTATTCACAAAGCAAACCTCAATAAGCATTGCCTTTGCCTTTGTTTTACGGATAACATATAATCCACTTCCGGCCTTTACTCCACGGTTAGTAAATCCAAGTGCTGCAATGTGTTCGCATACCTCTACAGCATCAGGATACTGTCTGCCCTTGTATGTATACACCTCTACTCCGTGTCCTGCTCTTGCAGCATCATTGTTGAAGTGAACACTGATAAAATAATCAAGGTCCGTTGCATTTGCCATTGCTACTGCTTTCTGTAAATATGCTGCCTGTGTTGGTGCGGAATCTACTGTGCATGGTACCACCTGCACCCCCGCTGTTGTAAGAAGCTCTGTCAATCTGTTACAGACTCTTCTTGTTTCTGTGCTCTCTGAAATAACTCCAATTGTTCCACTTCCTGCTCCAGAAAGTGTATGTCCTGCATTTAATCCAATTTTCATTTTATATTCCTTCTTTCTCTTTATTATTCTCCTACAATATCAATTCCATACTGCACAGCACATTCGTGCTCAATCTTGCATCCTCTGTAGTCTTTCCACCCCTCTGCGAAATAAGCGCAGTCAGCAGTAGAAAGTAATTCCAGAGACTTCCCAAGAAACCATAACGGTTTGGCATCATGTGGTGCTGATTCAAAGAACGAATCAATAACTTCTACCTCTCCAAAGCGTTCTGTAATTGTTTTAATAATCTTGGCTCTTTCTTCCTTAATCTCTTCATCCGTTTTGTCTCTCATTGGCTGTGAAATAAATAATTTTTTCATTCTATTCTTCCTCCTTCTCTTCTGTCTTTGCAACCTCTTCCACCTGTGATTTCAGATTTTTCAACAGAGGTAATAAAAACGGTGGAACCGGTGCACCTATATCCTTGATATTCTCCAGAATACTGATGATTTCATTGCATATAATCCAAATGGCTACTACACACGCTATGAGAAATGTTATTGGCATTGTGATTCCGATTGTGGTGGCAGCATATTTCAGTAACTGGTCAACAATTGCTCCAACCACCACCAGAAGCCACATGGAAATCTTCTTTGCAATTCCCCGGAATCCCTTGTATGAATCCACCGGCTGATTACGATACTTTGATGCGAAGATACCTGTCGCATAGTCAATAATGTTGCAGGCAACCATAAGTAATACCGGTACATAAAGTATACCGAGCAGGGATGATAAGAACCCCGTTACTGCTGTTATGATTGCTTTGATTGTGTTGTTGTTCATGTTATTTTCCTCCTTCTTTCTTCATTGCTTCTTTCAGTTTTTCAATTTCTTCCTGTTGTATCTGCACCATCTTAATAAGGTATGGAACCAATTTTGAATAATCAATTGCAAGTACCTTATTCTTAATTCCTTTACTTGCATCGAACTCTTCTTCTGAATATCCATCAGGAACAGTAACACAGGATGGGATAATATTCAGAACATCCTCTGCAATTAGTCCTCTCTGATTCTTCTCTCCGCCAAATTCCTTAATATAATCAAAATCTACCGGATTAAGTAATAATATCTTTTTTGCTTCCTCTTCCGACATATTAATAATATTTTCCTTTACCAGTCTTGAGGAAGGATTCGTGAAGGATGCACCAAAAACAGGAATGTAAGTATTACCAGCAAGGCTAGTACACTGAACATTATAAGGACTTCTTAATATGCAAGAATCATTATGTGCACTGAATTCCCCCACCGCAGTAATTACTACCTCATGATTTTGATATCCTTGAAACATGAAACTATTATTTACCGCATTCAAAAAGCACAATGCATCGCCACCATCAATTATTCTTGTTGTATAGTCCTTTGAGGACTTATTATGATGAAAGTCTATAAATGGTGTAACTGCGCTAATTTCTAATGATGCCGGATTCAAAGATTGCTCTGCATGGTTATGACTAGCCGGTGTATAACTACTTGGTTTACCCGTCACTTTACTCCACGCTACTGCATTTGCACTTCCGGCACTGGTTGCATACTTGACACTCTGCGAACTTATATTTGATGCTGTGATTGCAGTAGATGCATCCTGCTTCTTGTTTACATTCGTGTTTAGTGTGTTGATCTGATTAGCCATTGTGCCAGATATAGAGGCATTTTTTTCCGTTGCCGGCAATGCCAATCCGGTACTGTCTGTGACTGCGGATGAATCACTTAATTTAACATGACCTGTTGCACTTGTTGATGCTTTTACATTAATGTGGCTTATTAGTTCACTCACAGCCTTTGCAATTTTTCCAAAGAATGTATTTCTGGATTCTCCACTTTCAAGTTCCGTTAGATTCTCCTGTGGTGTAAAATCTGTTCTAAGAATCATTTTAGCATCTGAATCTACTCCAATATCATCACTGGCTTTTACTACTCCTTCGGTACCTTCTGTCGCTACTGGAACAGATGTGCCACCTCTTGCAAGCAATATCCAATACTCACTGCCTTCTTCCGGTGCATTACCGGTTGTTGTCTTAAGCGCAGCATAGGCGTTTCCGTTATATACAACAGTATCGAGATATTCATATGTAACCGCACTGCTGTAATCCCCTTTTGGAGTAAACGCTATCTTTCCCGCATCATTCATTTAGACTGCCACCTCCCATAATAAGTGTCCTGTTGTGTTCTGTACTGCAAAATTGAACCGACCACCCTCATATTTGAGGTGCCCGGTTGTAAAATCAATCGTAAATTGTGGAACATTCTGTGATAAGGCTTCATTTATCCTGTTTATAGCTTCATCCCCTGCTGCTTCTGCCTGCTCTGCATAAGATTGTGCTGTCTGGCTACTTGCCTGTGACTGCTCGCTATAATATTTACTGTTATCAGTATCTTCACCGGTTCGTGTACCAGTCCCACCGACTGCATAGCTTTTAGATAATGCAGCATTATTTACTGCTGTTGTTGCCGAAGAACCGGCAATATTGGCATTCTCGATAATCTGTGGTAAATAGGTATTTACTATATCATCATGTATCTTAACAATGGTATCTGTATTCTTCTGTGTTGTGTCAGCTAATTTATCTATCCGTTCAAGAATTGAATTGAATTCAGTTACATATTCATCTCGAATATCCTTAGTAGCATCTCGAATCATATTTTTGAAATCTTCATATGTTCCCATTCTTTTTACGACACCGGCTGCAAAGCACATCCATACAATCTGATTACTTGTATCACTGTCGATAGATACCGCCCATTCTCCCGGCAACATCTTTGTCGGGTCGAAATCTGCCTTTAACCCTTTTCGCATCTGAATTGCCATATTGAATCACCTCTATTCATCAATAACAATCTGACCATACTGCTCAAGTGTTGAAACTGCAGCAAGCACGTTTTCATCTGTGATAATTCGATTCATTTTAACATTGGAATTAATTACCTTGCCGGTATCACTGATTTCATCAAATGTAATGGCAATTCTTTTCATGTTCCCATCCGATGCTACTGCAAATCCTTTAATATTTTTCATGATACTTCCTCACTTTCCACATCATATAACAATGATGTTAAATAATTATAGGTTTCTGCTGCACTATCCTCGTTATCTGCATCATCAGGCAATACCGAGGACTCTTCCAAACGCATAGTGTCATACTCCCTTTGAATAGCCTTTAATTCCCATCCAAACTTCATATTCGGAGTTCCACTTACAACAAAATATGACGGTGTTCTTTCACTTACATAAATACTTCCATCACCGTATTTCTGCAAAAACACCTGATACTGAACTTCTGTATCTATTGTTTCTGCAAATACATCGTCTATGTAAACATAGCATTTACCGGTTTCATCTATGATTCCCTCTCCTATATCACCAAACATAGGAGATGGTGTTTCATAACAATATAGCAGCCGGTCTTTATAATTTTCTGTATTAACCACTCTGGATTTTGTGCCTGATACTATCAAATCTGCTTTTATACTTGCATCTCCATCCACCAATAATGAATAGTTGTGCATTACCGGAGTATCTGACTTGCCAATATAAAGCGAATCAAATTGAGAACCGCTAGTAGTGATATTAATACATGTTCCGGTTCCGCTTGTCATTTTAATTAAATCTGCCGCTAAATTCACCCTTCCATATGTTTTTCCATTATATGTCCGTACCAAATTAAGTTTTGAGTCATATTGAATATCCGAACTTAAGGTAATATCTCCACCTGATATAGATGCAGATTTTGAAGTTAAATTTCCATTGGAATCTACACTAAATACTCCTCCACCAATGTTGAAATTCCCAGATTTAATTGTAACAGCCCCTTCTTTATCTACAACAAATACACCATTACCAATATTTATACTTACACCAGTTATTTCTCCGGCATTTATCCAATCCGCATTAATCCCGATAGCATTCAGAACATTTACAACTGCATTACCAGACGAATCAATACCTGCATTCCATGTCTTACCGCCATCTGTGGATACCGCCAAAGCATCTGCTGTCATTTTCCAAATAGTCGAACTGGTTGCACGCTCCGGCTTATTGTGCATATAATAAACAGTGCTACCATCTTCTAATATTTCCTCGGATTTGAATACACCAAATGACTGTGTCATAAGATTGGTAAGCTGCTGCACTGCTAAATCGTAAGAAGATAACTGCTTTTTGCTTTCATTTCTGGCTTTTACAATTGCCTTGGTGAACTGCGTAAATTGTGTTGTTTTATTTCGCGCCGGTGTTTCAGAATCACAGGATATATTTAGGCTGCCACCAAGAGTAAATGTCCGAGTGGATATAAATGCCTGATAAGTATTCTGCTTTCTATCAGTAACATAAGCCACATCCCCTGCTTCTACAGCCGGATTGCCAAGTGTTGATACTGTCAACGGTCTGAATCTCATTCCACCAATACGCTTGTATAAATACGTTGCTACTGTCTTAGCTGTTCCCTCTTGAATCAAATCATTGCCGGATATTTCAATTACATACCCTTCTTTACCGGCAAGATACGTTGCTTTCTTCTGCGTGTCTGTTTCATCGAATACTTCTGTTACCTTTACACCGGTAATTACTACATCATCTGTGCATACATCAAAAGATTTTGTTGAAAATATATGATGATATGTCTTCTGGTCGGTAAATGTACCGCCATCAATGTTATCTCCACTGGAATAATCCTTGAAATTACCACCATCTGCATCATCCCCATCGGAATACGGCTTTGTTGTTGTCTGGAAAGTTCCACCATCCAACGCAGAGTTGATTTCAAATGCTGACATATTATACCAATCAAGTTTTAATCTTCCGTAGGCATCCATTTTCGCCCAGCAACCGGATATTTGCGCAGCCATGGCAACAATATCACCAAATGTCATTGCTTTATCATCCGGTCGATTCTTTACCGTATATTTTCCATTTGGAATATTTGCACTCAACATGGAAATTCCGCAATTGCTGCATGCATCTGTTAAAATAGCAGATATGGTTGCCGGATAGGTTAATGTACTATTTGAATATGGTTTATCAAACTTACTCATATAATCAATGCCGGATAGTGTGATTGTTGAGCCATCATAGCTAGGCTCATCAACTATGTATGTTCCGACCCGGATTTTTTCAATGGTGTTTGATAGCCGCAACCCAACATAAGCAATTACTGTTGCATCGGCAAAATCATAATCACTGAAATCATCATAAATATTATTTAGCGTAACTTTCAGCTTTCCGGTGACTGCTGCACCAATAGTAAATTTATTCTGACTGGATGTAGCATCTTCAATCTTAAAGGTATTTTCCCATACCTTTTCCTTTGGAATATGCAATACTTTTCCACCAACAAGCGTTATATCCAAAAAAGGCAGAAAGTTCCGGTTGTCATTATACATTTCCTGCTTAAATTCAGTTGATAAATCTAACATCGTACCCCTGCCTTTCTATCTCTCAATTATATTAAAACTGATTTGAGAATAAATTTTCTTATTAATCGTCCACATTTTCATAGGTGCAGTTCTATCACCTACATAAAATGTTCTAGTCTCATCTTTGCCACTCATTGCATCCGGATAAGTTACATCTACATATTCCGGATTAAATGCCTGCAATATAGCAGCCGTTTCCTCTTTCGTTGCATTATCCCAAGTTAGCGAAATCTTACGTTTCTGACCGACTCTATTCTTATGCATTATGGTATCCTGTGTTCTTCCAGAATCTGAATCTGATATATCCTGCAGTCCCCAGCTAAAAGAGGTTGGTGTTTTAATAACCACACCATTTACCCATATCATTGCCATATATTGTCCACCTACCTACAATTCTTTTAGGTTTACGACTATTTCAAACAATAGCCGGTAAATTCTATATATGTGAAAAGCACTCACCAAGGGTAAGTGCTCTATTTTCTAAATTTCATATTCTGGATATACTGCTTCCCACACATCTCTATGATATGTATTGACTTCGCCATAATTTGCATCGAAAATCTTCTTTACACCATATCCAAGTTCAATGCTCTTTTCTTTAAGCCTGCGCCATTTAAACTTTTTCCACTCCACGCCATTCATTGCAGCAACACGTTTAATCGAATACCAGTCCTTGCTATAATCAAGTTCTTCCTGTAATCGTTCTTTTTCTTCTTCTGCCGCAATCCTTGCTGCCCTTTCCGACTTTAATCTGGTTAATAATTCAATTCCAAAGTCCGGATTGTTTAAAATATTATCAATGACATTATCTGTTGCATATATGCCATGTTTGCGAATGCTTGGCAAAACTTCGTCAGCAATCCAATCTGTAAACTTCTCTGCGTTTGGCTTGTGACTCTTAAATACCAGCTTATAAACTCCGCTTTCTGTAAGAAAATTTTCGCCGGCGTTGTTCAGTTTTCGGATATGCAAATTATGCACATCTGAATTTTCTCGGCTGTCAGTTTTATTGACATCCGAATTTTTAAGTTTGATCACCTGCGCTTCTGTCATTTTGGAAATTGCCATTCTAACAGCACTATCACTTAATCCCAAACACTCCCCAACATGATACGGGTTAAATAAAACCTGTCCTTCAACTTCCAAAACTTCCACTTCGTGACCTTCAAAAATCATTAAATTATTCATATACAGAAACCTTTCAAATTTCATTAAAATATAGTCATCCGGCGTACACTCAACATCATAATATCTTTAGGTAAACAAAAAGCCGCCCTATGTTTGATGTTACCTGCTACGGACTTAATCAAACTAGGACGGTCACGAATCCGCACCTATTCCACATAGGCTTGCAGGACGTTCTAAATTTCTTTAGTCTTGCCTGCGTGATTTTCAATTTTTCTTATTTCATATTTATACTCCACTTTTCACATAAGGTATCACTCCCAATTTTGCCATTGTGAATATGTAAAAGTATCTAACCTTATACGTTTCCAATTTTGAGAGAGTATCCTGCAATTCAGCAATGTATTCTTCTTTTGTCTTATTTGGGCAATTTTCCCTTTTAACAACGATAGTCTTTGGCTTCTTTTCCTCAAAAAGTTCATCAACACTCACATTAAAGGCTTTTGCCAGACTTGTTATTGTTTCAATTGACGGATTATCTGTCTTTCCATTTTCAAAATTATTGATTGCACTTTTCCCTACCCCAGATTTTATAGACAGTTGTTTTAAGCTCCATCCTTTTTGTACTCTAAGTTCATATACTCGATTTTTCATTGTAAATTTCTCCTTTGTTTTTTGTAAATTCATTCTAATTTCTATACTCCCAAAAGTTTATTCAAAGTCCTTTGGGAAAATTTTCTCTTGAAAGAAGCTCTTTACCATGATAAAATTATTATTGAAAGAACTTCTTTCATTCAAGGGAGCACACACATCACTCGCCAAAGTTACTGTGTTTGCTCTTTTTCTTTTGTAATAAGTCTTTTAAATTTTGGTATTACTGTATCAAAATATACCCATACATCACATTCATGTGCTGAATGCTTACTTTTATCTCTGCGGTATTCTCCATTTTCTTCTGTTTTAAGATTATGCTGATTTGCAATACGTCCAACCTTATTTGCAGAAATTCCAAAAATATCTCCAATATCCTGTGCCGTATAAACTTTCCGGTGTTCTATCTTCGGAAGTGGAATAACCGGTTCTCCTGCCAAAACCTCACTTGCTTTTGAAGCAAGTACGTTCTTATATGTAGGAGACAATGTTTCAATTTGTGCCAACTTCAAATATGTTTGTGCCATTCGAGAACGTGCATTCATTTCCATAATATGAAGCTTATCACCTTTATCCCTCTGTCCAATCTGTGCTTTGTATTTTTTCTCTACACCAATGAAATACCTGCGCACCTGCTTGCCTTTTTCATTGCGCTCAAGCATTGCCATTTCTTTGGCAGTATCAAGCTTGATGATATATTCTAACTTCGGTCTGCCTCCAGTAGGTTTTTCATTATTTTGTGAAAAACTCTGATAATCTTCTTTTTCTACTGCATCACACTCTTTCAAGCGTCCCTTTATCCAATCCGTATATTGACGCTTACTTCCAAGACACTCATATAGTTCCGAACCATACACTACCTTTTCCCCGATACTTGTCTCATATACCGGCACCAACTCATTTTCAATTACTTTCAGTCCCTGCATTCTGTTCCTCCTTTCTTAAATCTGCTTCGATTAGACCAATTAGGTACTCTGTCATATTTTTGTCATTCCGTATAGTCTTAATTTTCGCCTTTTTGAATACCTCATCATCTACTAAAAATGTTACTCTTTTCACTTTATCACCTCCACATTTCGTATGTTATCATAATATATTTATCGCGTCAATGTATATTTATATTAATTAGCAATATTGTTTGATTATACATTTATATTATGATAATATTATAATATAAATCAGAAAGGCGGCTTAATTTATGAAAAATGAATTTTCCAAACGCTTAAAAGAACTTCGCACTTCACTATCATTAACTCAATCTGAATTTGCATCAATAATAGGTACTTCGCAAAATGCATTATCCAATTATGAAAAAGGAGAACGTAACCCATCATACGAAATTATAATGGCAATCTCCGAACAATTTGAAGTCTCTGTTGACTGGCTTCTTGGTTTAAGTTCCAAAAAATTTTTAGGTATTGAAACGTATGCGGATGCTTTTCAATTGCTTATTGAACTTTGTTCCACTAAATACGTTGATAAAAAATCATCTATTATTTTTCCAACATTTAGATCCGATTCGCTAGATACACTTTTTATTGCAAGTGAAGACCCTAATTTCCATGCATTTTTTAAAGAATTTAGAAAAATATTCGACCTGCACGAAAGCGGTACTATAGATGACGAACTGTATCAACTATGGATAGAAAAAGAATTATCCAAATATACTTTTTCATTAAACAAACTTCCAGAGTGTTTCAACTAATATAAACTACAATTTTTAAGATATTAATTTATAAAAATAAAAGAGTATACAAAAGGCACCCGTTAGGATGCCTCTTGCGTTACTCTCTCGTCACTCTATATTCTTGGTCTCTTCTCTCGCTCTTCTTCTAAGTATATCTATCGAAATGTTTGCAAAAACAATTTCAAAGATAATTAATACACCAAGCACTAAAAACATCGATGTATAAAGTCTTTCATATGGATAGTTATACTCAACAACCTTGCATACTTCAATACCAATAAAACGGCATTGACATAATAGTGCTATGGAAACTATAGCCCAGAAAAACATTAAAATATTTTCTTTTGTTCTTTTTTTCATATTTGCTCCTCCCATAATGTGATAAAAAAATCATATCACACTATGAAAGTTTTTTCAACTATAGCATTTCACCCCATATCTTCTACAATATGGTATCTTCGATTGTAACTCTCTTTGCCCTTTTTCACCATCTTATAAAGTGTTTCATTATCTGCTTTCAGTGTGACCTCAACAGTAGGAGCATTCTTTTCACCAGTGCTGCTATTGGAATTAGCCATCATTGCTTCAAAAACCGCTTCGGTAATAGCCGGTTTCATTTCTTCCATAAATCCTTGCATTATAGCATCTGTACTTACCGCATTTCTTGGTGCGGTAATGTTCGCCATAGCAACTTTCTCCCTGGCAACAAATTTTCTGGCAGATACCGGCTCCATTGTAACCGGTTCTACCATATTGGATAAAGCACTCTTTACGTCACCAACTTTGTTATTCAATCCAATTAAATATCCCTCAGTTGTATAATAACCAAGTGCTTTCATTACCTTTGATGGGCTATGTATATCCAATTTACTTCTTGTTGTTTCCACTATTGTATTGGCAATCTTTGAAGTAGTCTCTCCAAGAGATTTCAATCTAAGATTCATACCATTACTAATACCATCAACAATGTTTTTTCCTATGTTTTCTATATCACTACTTGCTGGTGCAATATTATCTGTAATAGTGGTTCTAAAACTGGTTAAAGTATCAACAGTTGTTCCAGTATTGTTACTGATTCCAGCATTAAATGTTTCAACCGTATTTCTCGCACTGTTTGATGCATCATCCGTAACGCTACTATCTGTTAGAACATTTCCTGCATCTCCCATCCAATTATCAAGTGTTTCAAGTGATGCTCCTTTTGATTCTTCAACACCGTTACTAAACTCATCTACTGTTGCAGATGCAACATTCTTTGCAGTATCTGTTACACTTGGTTTTGCACTTTCTAAAGCATTATTGACAATTTCTTCATAATTATCTTTCAATGAATAAGTAATATCTGAAGTTGTCATTGCTTCCCAATCAAACAGATTGTTTAGTAAATCTTCTCCAACATCTTTGCTCCACCCAGCACCGTCTACTCCAAGCTCATCCATCCGCTCTTCAATTGCATCAGATAATTCATCAATATTACCAACCTGTTTTTCAACAGCATTTCTAATGTACGCATCTTCATCATTTCCAGCCGCCCATTTTTCCCAAAATTTCATACCCTCCCAGTCTTCCTGAGCTTTGGTTATAACTCCACTGATTTTATCAATAAAGTCTGTCTGAAACATATCTGTTACCTGGGTCATCTGCTCACGGGATTTATCCTTCATATTCTGAATTGCATTTGGCAAATCATCCAATGCTTTCTGAGCAACTTCTTTCTGTTCCGGTGTTGCATTTGGACTATTTAACAATTCCGTCCAATATGCCGAAATGTCTTTCTGTGCTTCTTCCAAATCGGAATCATAATTGTCAACAGCAGTTTTCATATCATCCAGATAGCCATTAAGAACATCCATATCTACTTCTTTACCATCTGGGAATAACTTATCGTAATCTATTCCTTTTACAATATTATTAATATCTACAGAATAATCACTCGCTGCCTTTGAGAATCCATCCAAATCAGAACTTAAAGAATACAGTTCAGAAGAAAGTTCTTTCCATTTATCAGAACCTACTTCTACTTGATTCATTTCCTGCACAATTTCTTTTGCACGCTCTGTATTTGTGAATCCATAAGTTATCATTGCATCAATAGCAGCATCTGTATCCGCGCCTATATTTTCTAAGGCATCATGTAATGCACCACCTTCACCATACGCTGCAATTACTGTCTGCTCCATTGTGGCAAATTTCTGCTCTGTCAATGTTGCCAGTTCTCCGAAAAGCTCTGCTAATTTCTCTTTTCCTTCTTCCACTGACAGTACGCCATTATCCATTGCAGTTTCGATTCGTGTTATCTCAATCCAAGTATCTTGAATATTTTTCTGCACATTATCCATTTCGTTGGATTTTTCAGATATAGTCGAAAATCCTTTACCAGCTTCTTCAATAGAATCTGTAAAATTACTTACAACTGTATCTATAGGTACACCACCCGGATTGGAAAAAGCATCGTAAATAGCATCTCCAACTTTTTCATCCACAATTTCATCCATTGCTTCTTTAACGCCCGTTATTGCTCCAACTAATCCTGCTATTGCAGCAATAATAATTCCAGGAGTATCAAACGCTAAATATAAAGCACCTGCTGCCAATCCTGCTGCCACAGTTACTTTTCCAATGGATTCCGCCATGTTATCAGTCTGCAGAGCAATATCTCGGAAAGATTCCTTAAAAACTGTAATTTCTCCAAATACTGCTGCAACGCCGATTGCTCCTTTTTGCAGGGTTGTAAGGTTGCTTCTTACACCAGCAATTGATGTTTTAAGACTTCCCCAGAAGTTACCACCAGTAGCACTGGTTTTAAGCCTTGAAAATCCGGCACTAACCTTTGTAAGCAAAGATGCTGTTTTTGGATATTCACTTTCCAATTTCATCATAGAGGAACAGTTTCCCTTTAATGCAGAACCTGCCAAATCTACTGCCTTTGAAAATGAATTGAATTTCTTTGCAGCATTTGCAATTCCAGAGAATACATTTGTTCCAAACATATTCTTGGTTAATTTATTTAGGCTGACCAGTGATACAATGGTTGTCTCAATCGGTGCTGTACTAAATGTTGTTGCAAAAGTCTTAATTCCTGCATTTATTGCTTTCCAAAGTGCCTTACCAACCTTGACTCCGATTTCAAACAAATTCAAATTCTCAAGGAATTTTCCAATCTGCCGTCCAATCATTTCCCAGTTGGTTGTATCAATAGCTGCAATAATCGCATCCAGTATTCCATTTGCCCATACATTAATGGTACGTCCAAGTGAAGCGAAATCATATGTTCTGAAGAATTCGTTCAAACCGGTTCCAATAGATTTTCCCAAATCCTTGAAATCGAATGTATTTCCAAATGCCAATGCACTATAAATTGCACTATTTAAAGCACCAGCAATGCTTCTTCCTACAGTTCCGAATAAGGATGGCGAAATCAGACCATTAAGGAATTTAGCAAAATTAGTACCAAAGTTCTTAGATGCGCTATATACAGAATCCCAATTAATTTTATTGAGACCATCTCTAATGCTGCTGCCGATAAATCGACCTATCCCCTCAAAATTACCATGTGAAAATGCATAATATATTTTATCTGCAATCTTCTGAGCTTTATTTTCCATCCGGTCAAAGGCATCATCCCATGCTTTCTGGTACTCTTCAAGCGCCTTGGATATTTCTGCATCTAATAATGGATTTCCTCCACCAACGCCGGAGCCAGAACCACTTCCAGAACCGGATGTAGGGTCATTAAGCTGGTTCAATTCATCAAATCCAAGAACAGTGTTCTTTAGTTTCTTTGCGGCACTATTTGCCCCATTTAAGGCATCTTCTGCATCATCCGCTCCACCGACTAAATCCTCCATGCCATTACTGGCACCACCGATGGATGAGTTAATGCCACTCAGATTGATTCCAAGCAGACCACCAACCCATGCAAAAAGCCGCTGCATTGCCATTACAAGACCATTAATATATGGAAGAACCTTCTCAATAATAGGCAAAAACAGATTTCCGATTGTTCTTGCCAAGTTGGAAAAGTTCTGTCTTAACATTCTCAACTGGTTAGCCGGTGATTCCATTGTATTTGCCAAGTCACCATATGCAACTTTCGACTGGTCTAATATAGCCAGTAATCGTAACTGTGCCTTGGTTGCCTGATTCATTTCACTAATCGCACCGGTCAGACCGTATTTATAAGCATATTCCTGCAGAGTAGCATTTGTAATATCAATACCAAACGCACGAACTGCTCTGGACTGTCCTGCCAAAGCAGATGCGAATTTCTCAAATGCCTGTTCAAATGTAGTGTTTCTCAAGGATGCCCAGTCAGTACCCAGCATTGTAAGAGCAGTCGAAAAATTAAGCGCACTTTCTTCTGCCACACCAATAGATTCGGATACCTGTGCAAACATTGCCTGATAGTTCATTACAGTATCCGGATTCATTCCAAGATTCTTCTGTCCGGTATATGTAGCATTACCATCTGTATCAATATCAAATCCGGTCATCTTGGCTGTAAGCTGCTTTGCTCTTGAAGAGAATGACGATGCATAAGCTTCTGCAGAATCATATCCTGCCTGTTGCCAATTCGCTGCAGCATCATCACCAAGCTTACGCATGGCTACTTCAAAGTAGTTTACAGTTTCAAGGAAATCCATTGAAGAATTCACTGTATTCCAAAGGCCTTTAAATCCTCGAATAACCATAAAGAAATTAGCGTAGAATGCACCTGCAATCTGTGAAAAGCTCTTTAAACTTTTGCCAGCCTTTCCATCAGAGGAAAACAATCCGGATAATATAGAGGTTGATTTACTACCTTTATTACCCATCGTGCTTAATGTGGAACCTACCTTAGAACCCTGCGAAGCTAATTTAGCCAAAGCATTGGTCATTTCAATAATATTGTTACTTACAGCCGGTGCCTTTGACAGGGTTTCCATTAATTCTGCGAGATTCTTCGCCAATAATGGAAGGTTCGTAATTGCTCTACCAGCAGCCACACCGCCAAGCCTTGAAATAGCGGATGCCATTTCATTCATTCCAGACATATTGAATTTTAATTCACCAATCTGGTTCATCTGCCGAATAAAACTCTGCAACTGAGCAGATAATGTAGGAAGATTCTTTGTAGCCTGTGTAGATGCCTTGCCACCCAACTTAGATAGTGTTGGTATAAGCTGTGCCAGTCCTGTTACATCAAATGTCATGGCTCCGATATTGTTCATTCCTGCAACAAAGCTCGCCAAATCATTTTTAATCTTGATAAGATTTCCGGTGCCGGTAGTGGCATTCTTTCCACCTAGTTTTGATAATGCTGCAGCAATGCTTGTAACTCCTGCAACATTAATATTCTGTGCTTCTGCCAAGCCATTAGACAGATTCTGTAATGCAGAGGTAACTCCATACATAGAATTCGTATCTACCTCTGAGAATTTGCTTAATGCTCTTGCCAGGGATGTAATTTCTGCTGATTTTCCACCTTTAAAGCCGGTTGCTGAATCAGATAGTGTTCTGATTCCGGATGCAATATTAGTAAGTTTCTGAGAATCAAAGGAAAGACCATCTTTCAACTTTTCCATGCTTGATGCCATCTTTTCAATAGCTGCAGTATGTCCGGAAATCTTAGAAATTCCACTTGCAAATGAATTAAGTCCTTTGCCACTTGCGCCGCCAAGTACAGAAGATACCTTTTCCAATTTGCTAATGAGCGCATCTAACTGCTGATTTGCTCCTTTTGCCTGTGCTTCAACTTCTATCTCTAAACGGTCAATATCCGCTGCTCCCATCTGCTCACCAACTTCCTATAAACTATTAAAGGTTTGTGACTATCTTCCATTCGATAGCCAGATAAAAAGAACGGACGCTGTGACACGTCCGCTCCCTAATGTTCTTTTTCTTCAAATTTCTTATTCCAAGCAAGTGCCCACAATTTGAACTGTTCTGCTTCGCTTAATGGTTCTGCTTCTTCCTGTTCTTCTTTATCCATCAAGCTATATGGCTGTGACGGATATTTTGAACTCTTAGAAAATGCTGCACCTATCGCTCTAAGGCAATAGATTCCATTGTAATATGCAGACAAATCAATAATCTGTGCTTCCTGCTTTTTCTTTTCAGTAAAGGCTTCCTGATATGCATTCATGATTCTTGGATTCAACATAGGAAATGTCCTCATGTCAATTCCATATCTGATTGCTGCCGGAAGCCATACATTATAAATTTCATTTGTGAAAAACTTTTCTGTAGATGCTAATTCAACTACTGTACTTCCGTCTCCGCAGTCGCAGATTTCTTCGTACTCTTCTTGTTCTCGTCCATACCGAGAACCTTTCTGAAAAAATCAGATTCATTGATTGCATTTACAAATGCCTGGTAAATTTCATTCATGTTGCCGCCACCATAAATGTGCTGTTCTGCTAACCGGTTAGCTTCTTCTCTGTCACATTTAGCGCAAAGCATGATAAAAGCACTTGCTGGTGCAAAAATCTGATTTTTCCTGAACATTGCAAGGACATCATATCCTTCGCTTTCCAGCATTTCCATGTGACCGAATCCTAACTTTGGAACATCATATTTTTTGTTATTAATTGTTACTGTTGTTGCCATTTTCTTCTTCCTCCTTGTTTGCCGGCTCTTCCGGTTCTGTTACAACCTCTTCATTTTCTGCTGGCAGCTTAGAGACGGATTTCTCCGTCTCTTCTGTTGTTCATGCAGTCTTATCACCAATTGAAATCTTGGTGGATGGAGAAACATTGATTGTCATCTCACGAACGCCGTTTACTTCACCTTCATTAACATAAACAGCATGTTCTCCTTCCCAGGTTGCCACACCGTCTTTTCCATCTTTTCCCATTGAGAGACGATAATGCAGCGGAATTCCAGACTTTGCTAATACTGTTTTGTATGTTTCTAACAGATAATTAGCTTTGAATTCCATTGAATCCATAGACTGCACACCATTGATGAAGGTCTGTGATTCATCCTCAAGGTCAGTTGTTTCAAGCTGGTTTGGTGCTCCGCCTAATTTCGGATAGTTTTTGATTGGGCATAACTTTTCCCATGCTTTTCCATCCTCACTGATTTCAAGAATGGTATTAATTGTACTTACTGCTTTTTCTGCCATTTCTTCTTCCTTTCTACCGCATAACTTTGAGCGGTCAGCGAACACCTCTCGAGTGGGTGTCCGGTGCATAAAAAATAAGAGCCATTGCTGACTCTTGGTTTCATTTTATATAAACCCATCGGAATCGAGGGGTTTATTCTGTCTGTACTTCCTCTATCTTGTCTCCGTCTGCGTAAATCCGTTGGAATCTTGCAATCCAGCGGCTAACATTCGGATCCGCTGCATTCGCAACAGGTATCGGACCAGCTTTACACTGCCATCCGTACTTAAGCATAATTTCTTTTGCCTTACTGCAAATCGTATAGCAAGTATTATCAGCAAGACTTCCAACTGCATACGCTGATATGGTAATCATTGGTGTCTGTGCTCCCTCGTTACCTTCCAAATCGTAATTTCCACCGGATATATCACTTAATGCCACATCACAGTATGGAAAATCCGTCTGTTTCGGTGTAATATACCGCCCGACTTTGCATTCGGGATATGCTTTTTTCATCTTCTTTTCCAAATGTGTATAAAATGTATTCCAATCAAATCCTGCCATTTAATCACCGCCCATCGTCAAACACCTCTCTTGCTGTTTCTATGACCTTATTCCTTAATTCTTTGCCAACGCTATACATTGGCATTTTCGGGGAAACACCGGTTGCATAATGCCATTGACCTTCCAAGTCCATGTACCACCAACCCGGCTTATTCCCATGTGTGCCATATGTTCCAGTTCCTACGCCCGGAATGTTTGCCGGATTCTGCGCCGGAAGTCCTGCTCCAAACTCTAACATCAACGCCGGTGAGATTTCTTTACTCTGCACGCCGTCTTGATTCTGCCATTTGCTCACAATTTTCTGTGAATCTTCCATGAAAAGGATTGCCTTGCATCCGGCTTTCTCCGGTGTTATTTCAGAGGACAAGTGAATGTACTTACCGAAGCCACTGCTGCCGATATGAGCCTGTGCAATCTGAATCCCTTCGTTACAAAGACGCTCGCAAAGCTGTTGACACTTGGCATCAAGGCTGTTTTGATACGATTGCAACTCTTTGATTGCCCGGTCGATTTCCGATACAGACAGACCAAATGAAATTGTCTTACTCATATATCATCATCCCTCCGGCAATTCCTTAATCGCAATCACAATCCCATTTAGACTTTTTGCTGGCGGTGCGGCAACCTCATAATTAGCACTATCGCCATTTACGGAACCATCTTCGTTGTACTGCGGCTCACAGCCAATCCATAGCCGTGTCAGCTTGGTAATCGGGCAATCCATATTGCAAGTAGATATTGTCCTAGAATAGTCAACGCTACTTCCGAACACATCAGCCTGTACATCGCCCTTGCCTGCGGAAATGTTGGCATAAAAAAGAACCGGGTCATTATAACCTGGTTCTGTTCCTATCTCGACAGGGATTTTCTCTCCGTCAATCTCTATGTACTTGATATTTCCGTCCTCGTCACGGTCGAATACCTTTTTCTCGGCATCGTAGGTGGCGTAATAGAGCGGTTGCTTGTTCTTTTTTAATGAACGCATAGATTACACCCTTTCAAAAGCAATGGCTAACTCTTTTTCCTTTTTAAAGATTTCATCTAGCCGCAGTTCTTCCCTCTCGTATTCTTCTTTACTCTCTTTTACAACTTTATCCTTGAGATGAAATACTCTTGAGAAATAATTGTCAAGCCAAATATATTTCTCTTTCACAGATTCTATGTCTGACTTCAAACCGTTTGAAATTGTTAAAGAGATATTTTGGTAATGTTTTTCTTTTATTTCATCCTCTGTTGCTAAATATCCTCTTATTAAATATTCAAGATAATATATCCCATGCCTATCTTTTGCCACATATTCCATTATGTCGTGCGTAAAATAGGATTCAGCATCTCCGAGCATCATCTCTAAGTCTTTTTTATCTTTTATAGCTGTATCAATGTAATAGTCGTACGAAAAATCTACAGCCTCTTGTGTAAAACTCATTGCCCTATTGCTGATTACTATTCTTGGATATTTTGCTATATTACACTCTATTAAATATGCACCAACAATTCCTTTGCCAAACAAATAATTATTGTCATGAAAAACTGTTCCAACATCAATTCCACCTCTTAGCAATACTCCTTGTGTTAATAAAAAATATTGCAAATGAGAAATCAATTCTACAAATTCATGCAAAAACCACATACGTGTAGGAGCTGTAATCATTACGCTGTCAGAGAACATTGTAACTAACGGAATTCCATCCATTGGGTCTTTATCTGTTCCTCTACCAACATTACCATATCCGTAAAATTCTTTACAGAAACCTCTTATTTGTCGTAATGTCAGCAAAACTTTTCCCATATTATTCATTACCATATTTTTGAATCCAAGAATATCCAAAAATGCAATGTATGACCTCTCCGTTTTGTTCAGCAATCTCTTTTGTTCAGCATCATTTATTGAATAATATTCAAAGTGTTTATTCTTTTCCATAGTATATTTTCCTTTCATCGCCATTATACGACAAAAGGGAAACTATCACAAGCAGATATTACAGATCCACACTTTCCATAACTGCCCTTGCTTCGAGAACTGCAATATAGTCGGTCATTGCTTTAATCTGCATATTGTAAGTACTTCTAGGGCATGTAGGCTCAAAATTGAGTTCTCCTGCATCCCATTTTTCAAGCATAGCTTTTAATTTCTGATAACGAATAACCACCTGCTGATATTCCGCTCTGAAACGTTCCTTGTAATCGGAACTGTTCATCATTTCAACTGTATCTTTTAATTCCATAATTATTCCTCACTTCCCTTTACAACGAAATTCTCCCACTTCTTATAGGCATCCACATAAGTCTCATTCTTATCGCCGTTGTGGGTAATCTCGTAATACATACCGTCTGAAACGGTTGTACTGACCAGTGCCTTGTTGTTCTGCAAAGTCTTGCAACTCCATACGACAAATACATCATCCTTGGAAATCTGCTTTTTATCGGTCTTATCAGCATGAGTGTTGAAATAGTCAACAACAATCTTCTTGCATAAATCTAAAAACTTATCGTTTGACATGTCCTCTTCCTTTCCAAAATAGAAATATGGCACACCGCCCACCACCGCTCAACGTGCGCCGCCTGCAACCATATTGCCGGCATTAGCAAAATGGTCACGCTCAATCTTCTTTACCGCTTAACCCTGCAGTCGGGAGATATTCGGATCACCTTAACCTTTCTGAATAACCGTTGCAAAAGGAATTATTTCCCTTAAAATGTTCGTTCTTGGGTTCCAAGTTCGATTGATGCCATTTTCACTATGGCTCGTTTCACCCTCGGCACCTACATGGTTAAAATCATACATGGCAAGTTCCCTCACTATGTCATACATGGACCGCATATCGTCATCTATGAAGTCCTCTGTATGATGTTCCTGGTAGTTTCGTTTCCGTTTTACAGTAAGATAGGCTCCCTTAATCTTTGAGGATAAAAGAGCCTTGTCCGAATCATTCTGCAACTCTGAAACCAGTTCGGCTTCCATATCAGTTTGTAACTCTTTCAAAAGCTCTTCCATTCAAGATCATCTCCTACTCTGTCTTTGATACCACGGTAATATGACCTGCCTTAACAGCGTTGTAAGACTTATCACACTCAACAACAGTGATTACGCTGCCACTTGCAGCCGTGATCTCATCTGTTCCATTCCATGCGTTCCATGTTCTTACTGACTGTCCTAACTTAACAGGCATTTCAGCTTCATTTACCTTGTATTTATACGAATTACCCTCTGTCAAAGATTCTGTAATCGTAATCTTTGTATTTCCGGTTGTATCACCAGCTGCGGATGCAACTGTCAGTGTTCCAAGTGATGTAGGTTCATCAGAATCTGCCTTTGAAACGGAATAGACTTTTCTTGCCATATCTCCATCAGTCGGCATCGCTGCAGACAGATTTGTAATCTTAGCAGAATACCACTCTGGACCATGATCAAGTCCAATCTGACCGAAAATCTGTTTCTTGGTGCCAGCACCGGTCTTTGCTAATTTTTCAAGGAAGAAGTTTCCTTTTCCTGGTACAAGCTGTTCAACAGGACCCATAATGAACGGGTCAAACAGTGTAACCGTTCCAGCCGGAAGATAAATCAGGTCTCTTAAATACACTGTTCCAAGTGGTGTGAGCACCTTATCAACAGCAATTCCATTAACATCTCTTCCGCTCTCAACGATTGTAAGACCGTTTGCTACAGCATCTGCATTTAACTGCATTCTGCTTGTGGAATCAAGACCAAGGACAATATTGGTAATATCTCCATTTGCTTCTTTGATACATTTAAGTGCTTCACACACTAACATGAAAGAAAGTTTCTTTCCATCAGCATCAAGTGCGTTTGTGGTAATTGCTTCCAGAAGTCCTCTGGACTGGTTTGCGTCGTTATCATTTTTGGATTTATGGTATTTACCATTGAGGAATGTGTACTCAATGTCCTGTCCGATTTTTGCCATCTTAGCTGCAACCTGGAAATCCTCTTCGGAAATTGGGTTCGCCTGCTGTCCTGCAATATTGATTCCACTTAATGTACCCATGTTAGACATTTTACCGTAGGAAGTGCCAACGGACTCCTGAAAAATCTGTGTAACATTAGTCTTCTGCTCTCTTGTAATTACTGAAGCTGCCGGTGCATTAAGAGAGTCTGCTTCTGAAATTTTAGGCTGACTTCCTGTTGATGTCTCATATTCCTGCCCAGTTACAAATTCTGTGCTCGTCGAATATTTTCTTCTTCCACCAATCATTGTTGAGAATGGTGTCTTTGTGTTGCCCTTATTGAAGAGCATACCAGAATAATTAGGAGTGTTTCCACTCATTGCAAATACATCTGCCATAATTAAATATCTCCTTTACATTGTATTTAATGGTTTGTTACATTAGCTGCAGCCTGCTGGCGAATTAATGACGCCATAAGAGCCATATCACCGCTTGCCTGCGCATCTGCAATCTGTTTACTGTAATCAATAGTTGTCTGGTTTCCTGCCGGAGGAGTTGGCATATCTTTCAGCAAATCGGCTTTGATTGCTTTCTGTAATGCTTCCTCATGCTTTTTCTGTAAACGAAAAACAGTTTCCATATCGCCATCATAAAGAGCCTCGGCAATCTCCTTGGCATCTTTCTCCTCATATTTCAAAGCCAAATGCTGCTTTTCATACTCTGATACCTTGGATGCACGACGAAGGTTTTTTAATTCCTCTTCAATCTGTGCCTGCTTTTCAGCATCTTCAATCTGCTTCTGTTCCTGCTCGCTTGCTGCAGCTTTCCATTTCTTTTTATAGTCAGCCGCCTCTGAATTTGCTTTTTCCAGAAGAGTCTTCGGTACAAATCCGTCGTATTGACTCTTATCGACAAGCTCACGTTCTGCTAACGCCGCGTTAATGTCCTCAAAAGTCATGTCCTCTTTGTACGCATCACCTAATAATTCTTTCAAATCTGCCATAATATCCTCCTTGCGTTTGTTCAAGCGGTTCCCTCCGCATTAGATTCCGTTTTAATGACTTGTCTTGTCTCTTGCGTTTTTAAATAGCTTCCCTGCTATGTATATAAAAAGAGAGCCTATTTCTAAGCTCTCAAAATACCAATTATTCATCTGATACAGACACCTTAGATGGTTGGTCTGTAATATCGGGCTGCATCTTTTTATCAGAATTTGTTTTAGTTTTCTGATTAAATAAAATTTCATCGATTCTTTCAGCAGAATCCAATGCAACCTGTTGCGGGTCTGTAAATAAGCCAACTATCTCAATTGCTCGAAGTGGGTCAATTCCAACATTAATTAAAGTTGCCAGCGAATTACACTTAGTAGCCAAATCATAAGTGCGTGACCTTGAAAACTTGATTTCGATATCGGAAAGGTTCAATTCTGCAACATCGGAATCAACTTCATTACTCATTTTAAGGATGTTCAGGATAATTGCCGTTTCTCTTCGTTCAGCTTCCATCCAAATCTGTTCTTTTGACTTGGCATCTGTTTCGGCATCCATCCAACCGGTGGACATATTTGTTGCGCTTCCGGTGCTTCCGCCGGATAGTTCTGATCTATTTGGAATATGAGCAATCTTTTCAATCTTACGCTCCACATAATCAACAAGCGTCTGATTCTCTGATTGATTAAGCACACATTCAAGATATTTCAATGTTGCCGTTCTGCCTTGCTCGGATTTAGTGAGAATCAAGCCTTGTTTTCGAAGTTCTTTGTATTGTTCTGTATCGATTGCAACATTGTCTCCCCATAGAATGTTTTGAATATGCTGCGCAATATCATTAACACGGTCAGAATCAATGGTATTCAACGCATCCATAAGAGGAATAACCCTCTCAAAACATCCCATACGGTCATAATCATTGATATACTCAATAATCGGCACCATACCTACTGTGTTTGGTTTTTCCTCAAACCAATCTTCAAAGCCTTTTGTTATTCCCCTTTCAATCTTGAAATAGGAAGTCTTGGTATAGCACCCAAAAGTACAACTTCCATCCTTGTGTGGAAAGTACGAAACTCCAAGAATTGGGTCCCGATATGCATCATTGCTATAAACAACAAATGTGTTCATTGGGTTCAAATCCAAAATATCAAACACAGATACACCGGTTTTTATACGCTTTGGAAGAATCAGCCGATATCCAACACCGCAGGTCTTTACATCCTTTGCAAGCATCAAATCCTTTGCCGCTTTGCACTCTTCAACCATCATCTCATTGAGTGCCGCTACCCTTAAATCCTCTTTTTTGCTTTCCTCCGATGTGAACATTTTTTTAAAAAAAGAAAAAAGAGCATTCCTGCTCTTAATATCCTTTCTTGCTCTCTGGACATATGATATCGGAGAACCGAACTCATAACCAAGCTTAAATTCCAGTATTTCAGATGCCATGTTATCAACAACTTTCTCATTGATTTCCGGTCTAATCTGCTTTTCTCTATCAAGAATAGGCTGTCTACCTTTTACATATTCAAACAGATAAAGCATTTCAGCTCTATTTTGCTCGTGAATAGCGTATGCTTCTCCAAGAACTTCAAGAATATTCGTTTTATCAATTACTGTTTTATCACAAAATATCTGCTTTCTTCCGAAAAGCTCCACTAATTTCACCTCCAGATATTAAAAAAGAGCCATTGAAAACATTGTTCATGGCTCTCTTGATTCTTTCGACAATATCAATATATCATGAAAGTATGTCCTTTTTTTCCGCACTTTCATTTTTTATCCTTTATTAATATCCAAAAGATAAAAAAAATGTCTGCGCATCTCATAAAATGCTGACTTTCCAATTGGCATATCTTCACATGCAATTAAATATGTAACCGGGACTTCATAACATACTGCTTTAATAATATATTGGCTCAAATCTTCTCCTGCCTGTTCTGCTGTTTCTTCAATCAACCGGCATTTTTCTTCCAATACGATTCGCTTAATTGCCAGATTTCCGGTAGCATCTGAATTGTTATGCATAATTGGCATATCTGTTATTTCAAGACTCTTAACTGTATCCTTATTATATTTCAATTGATTTTTCCATTCCGGATATTGCTCACAAAATCCACAAAGCTCTTTGTATCGCTTACCGGAAATTCCATATTTTTCAAGATTTAGGTTTCTTTTATTCAAAATACCACTCTCCCTTATATTCCAAGTTCCGCACGGTTCATAATCTCGACCTTTGCGACACCATTTCCTTCAATTGCCATTGCCAACTGTGTTAATCCGTCGGCCGCGTCATCGTGTTCGTTGCTTCCTATTTGAACAAACATAATTAGTTCGTCCATTGCATCGCTATACTCTTTGGATTGCTTTTCATCTTCCAAAAATACAAAATGCTGAATTATGTACCCGGAATACGCAATGATTTTTGAAAGTTTTTCCATGTTGCCAGGTGCTTTTTTATCTGTACAACTGCACTTATAGCCATACTCTTCTAATTTTTCATCAACATACTTACGGTACATATCACCGCCATTATTTGCTTCAAAACAAATCTGTCGTATCTCTTCTCCCATAAGTTTTCCAATGACTAACGGCAGAGTAACTTCTTTCTTCCCTTTATTGAAAATCCAATCCGTAATGTATACATCTCCATTCGGGTATTCATATCCAATCGGCATTGAAAGGCTATCCCCACCGCCCCATGCAACATCACAAGCAGATATAACGCGGTGATCCCCTTCTGGCAAAATGCCATTGTAATGTCGCAAATCATCTTCTGGATAAAGCAATCCTTCTCGAACAAATGGTTTCTGCTGATACTTTGCTTCCCATTCGTTTTTATCAAGTCGCTTTTTAAGCCTTTTATAATATCTGGTTGAAAATCCTTTTACTGGATAGTCAAAATTGGATTCGCCTTTTTCATTAAGTGCCGGAATTTTTCTAAAACGATACAATGGATCATTTTTGTTTTCTGCTTCAACTCTTCCTAATGGGTCTAGTACATTCCATCTGGTACCAACCATCAATTCCTTAGATCCATCGTTTTTACGGTCGACAAGAATGTTTAAATAGTCTTGGTAACGACTTTCCAATCGTCTAGGACTTAATGATTCCTTTCGATCACGAACAAGGTCGTCCACATACAAATACCCATCTTCGGAAATATCAACTTCTCCGGTCCATGTACCGTCGATTCCTCGACAAGTCAGTGTTGCGAATCTGTCTGGCGTATTGTAATTAACCTCATTCTTATCTGAATGTTGGGATTCCTTTTGAACATCTGGGAAAATCTCTGAAAACGTGTATTCACTTGATGTTGTCAAATTAAGTATTTCTGTATAGAATCCATCTGCAAGCAATCCAGAATGTCCGGCCATAGCATTGTGGCTATCCGGTCTCTTGCCAATTATCCATGCATAAAAGAAAATACATATAGTTGACTTGCCAACTCGCGGTGGCATAGACAATCCGTAAAATTCTATCTTCCCATCTTCCAGATCTTGCAGATCATCAACAACAACCTTTAACGCATTCTTCCTGTTTTCATAAAATTTCTTCCTTTGAGGTCTATTCTTCTCCATATAAAAAAGAAATGATTCAAAATGGTAAGGAGCTTCAGCTTTCATGGCTTTCCAGTACAAATCATCCATCTGCACGACTTCAACATTGCTCTGAATCGCCCACCTGCAACAATCCTTGATGTACGAAGTGACTTTCAACGCCCATTCCGTGTCATTTTCCTTTTCAAATGCCACTTTCGCCACATCCAATAGGTCAAACAGCGACCGATATTCAATTCCATGTTGTTTTATGTAATTTTTAATATCATCAGCAGTTTCCCGCGTTTGTTCTGAAACCAAAAAAGAGCCTACCTCCCTTCTATCTTGGAAATAGGCTCTCTCTACATATGTGCCACACGGCACTCTGCAACTGGTGCTCTTTTTATTTATTCACTTGCCTTAAAATTGTATACCGGTTTGATAATTGCAAGCACATCAACTGTATCTTTGATATTCTCAACAATTTCATCCAATGTCTTATATGCCATTGGAGATTCATCTATTGTAGATTGATTGACAGAAGTTGTATATATTCCGTCCATTGCCTTTTCAAACTCTTCCAACGATACTAATTCCTTGGCTTTTGTCCGGCTCATTACTCTACCGGCTCCATGAGGTGCGGATTGGTTCCAATCCTCATTTCCTTTTCCGGTACCAATAATGCAACCGTCTCGCATATTGATTGGAATAAGTACCTTTTCTCCTAGTTTGGCTGAAATAGCGCCCTTGCGGACAATATTTGAATCATGGTCGATATAATTGTGAATACACTCGAAGTAATCTGGCATATCGGCATCGACGCCCCATCCCATGTGGTTGCATATAATTTGAGCAATCATAACGCGGTTCATGTAGGCGAACTTCTGGCAAATTCTCATATCATGCAGATAATCTTCCCTGTATTTACCCTCTAAATAGCACAAATCCTTTGGAATATTCGGATTAACCGCCTTGAAATTTCTGTGCAATTCTGCTATGGCATTTTGAATTTCAGATTTTCTTCCAGTAGCTTTGTATTCTTCAATAATCCTGTCCTGTTCTTCATACAGTTTATCTTTGCCGCTCATAAGTTCAAATGCAAGATTCTGATAATAGTCAGCAACCTGTTTTCCGAGATTACGGCTACCGGTATGAATAACAAGATACTTATAACCATCCTCTGCAACATCAACCTCAATGAAGTGATTTCCACCTCCGAGAGTGCCGATAGACCGCTCAAGCCGTTTTGTATCTCGCAATTCTCGGTAGCACTTCAAATCCTGTAATTCATCGAATCTGATAATTCTTCCATCATGCACATCTCTTCCGCTTGGAACATAGGAACGAATCACGTTATCCAGCTTTTCAAAATCAATATCTGTCTGGCCAAGGCTTACGCAAAGCATACTGCAACCAATATCAACCCCAACAATGTTCGGTATAACTTTTTCCCCAAGGTCTGCTGTAAATCCAATAACACATCCCTTTCCGGCATGAACATCCGGCATGATACGAACTTTACAATCTTTGAATGCATCCTGTGCAAGCAATAATTCAATTTGATCTACCGCTTCCTGTTCAACGTTCTTGGTAAATATTTTTAAATCACTCATCATTTCACCCCAATTCTATTGATTTTTCCGCATTTCGGACATTTGATTTCAGCCTGTCCGTTGAATTTACCTAACAGGCGGTTGCATTTACTGCAACGATGCTCTACAAGCTGATTCTGCATCTTCCATTCGTCAATAATCTGCAGGATGAACCGCTTGCCGCTACGCATTTGGCTGTATACAACAATTTCATTTCCATTCTTTTCGCACTTTTCATATTCTCTGAGCAACTGTTTCTGAGATTCGGATAATGGAAATGGTGCGACTTCCTCTGCAAACTCCACAAGAGATATTTCATTCTCCTGTCTAGTTAATTCATTCATTCTTCCACCAACTTTCTACCACACATCGGGCAAAATGCAATATAAAAATATCCCATTGCCACTACAGACTGACTAATTAAAATACTTGGTACTTTATCCTCGCGGTCTTTAAAAACATTTGCTCTTGTCAAATTTGTCTCATTGGTGCACTTTTTGATAGGAATATCAGCACCAAATATTCTATTATTTTCGTAATCTTTACAAAAATCACACATGCTTACACCTCAATCAAAGTAAATTTACGGAGCGTTTTCAGATTTCCACGATGTAAAATACCATCTATATCACGGTATGGCTCTCCAAACAATTGATGATGCTCTACATTTCCAAGATAAACTTTGCATGTTCTTCCCCCAATTGTAAGTTCTCCGAACATTTCACCTATTTCAGCATTGAAACCACTTACGTCATATGGAGTTTTACAATAAGGGCACGCTTCCTTATCTCTTTCGATTGGCGCACCACAATTTACACAATTCAAAATCATGTTTATACCTCATATTTTGCATAAAAAAATACCAACCATCGAATATTGACGGTTGGTTATAAACTATTTACCTGAAAGTTTCGCATATATGAAACTAGCAGAAACAGATATTACAGCAGCAACAAGCACTGCCCACATTAAGTTCTTTTTCAATGATTTTCTTTTCTCATTTTTTCCTATTTCATCTCCAATATCAAATACAATTATTGGAAATAAATACTTTTTTATTTTATATAAAACAGCTAAAATTCCCATGTAGATCGCAATCAATTCTACATATGCTATAAAATACTGTGGTGACAAGTCTATGCTAATAACACTATTGTTGTGCATTATTAAAAATATCATCAAAATGATAAGAGATATTATAAAGAGTATATCTTTATAGCCAGTACTTGCCAGTATTGAGAAAACTGGATCTTCATTTTTTCTTCTTATTGCATAATTAATTTTCTCATAAATTTCATCTGTCTTAACATCGTCTATTGTCGATATAATTCCACAAATAGACGTCTTTTCTTTCTCTTCAAATAGCAAATGAACACTCTCTTGTTTTGCACTATATGCTGATATTTCCAGTTTTTCAATTCGTTTTTCTAAAGCATTTTCATATTCACATAATTCTTTTATGGTTTCAAACTCTTTTCTGTTTTTATTTTTCAAAGTAGCCACACATTGAATATCTGTGAAAAAATTTTTCAAAATACTTTCCATGTTCAGCAATAAATCCTCGGAAATTGAAATAGCTAATGTGTTTTTTATTTCTTTTGTATACATAATATTCCTCCCCAATCATTTGTGATAAGGGAATTATACCACTCCAACCACCAATATTCAATTTTCAATGTGCAAAATAGTGACACAGGGAATCGAACCCTGTCAGCCCAAACCATGCCAACCGCTTTCAAATCTGCAATTTCTAATCACGGAAGAGTTTTCTGTTTCCAATGATGCCACTACCACCAATAAGTCTCCCATCGACCGGAACTATTGCAGTAGCACCCGACTAAGTGGAGATAATGATAAGCGCAGTGCGTAGGACTCGAACCTACAAGGCGAATAAACGCCCGACCGGATAGCAACCGGCTCCAATTCCAATTATGGGAACACTGCCGAATTTTCTTGTATCGTCAAGAAAATTAGGAAAGAAACGACGGATACCTTTCTTGCTGGAGTTATGTCCGCAGGTGGATTTGAACCACCATTCTGCAACCTTGCTTACTCCGATTATTTCAAGCGGAAAGTGCCGGAATCGAACCGACCTCACGGATTATTGGTGCACCTCACCGTAATTGCTGCCTTGCGATATACCTTTCCATACTCGTCAACGAACTTTCATCGTCCTGTTTCCACACTTTTTAAGTCGACAATGCTTCTATCACAAGAAAAACATCATTTATTACACTAAAACTCGTCAGTCTTATCACATAAACAATATTTTATAACGCATGGGGAAGAGAGGAATTGAACCTCCAATGTTTACCACTTGGGAACGGATTTACAGCCCGCCGCAACACCGCCAATCGTTGCCGCTTCCCCAAAACCGCCACAAGACGGTTAGCAATAATGTTTTTCGTGCCATGCATCGCACTATCCGGTTTGAAGCCTTTCACCGGCAACTCTTTTCATAGCTCAGGCACCGTGGGATAGGCACCCGAACTATCAGGTTTGACTGCTATATGGATTGCTCGTCAGCAAATTATGGAATGACCATCACTCATCACCATATAGGCTTACGTCTAATGCCGCGCTCCGTGGCAAATACCACCGGGCGGTCTCGCACCGCCCTTGACAGAATCATCCTAGTGGCTGAAAGGTATCTCTATGCCAAACAATGGTATATAACCACGCCGCCAGATAGAAAACAATCAAAAACTATCCGGCAATCAAAGTAAAAGGATTCGAACCTTTGAGTTTCTTTGCTACTGCTTATAACTCCAGTTCCATTTTCTGTATGCTTGAAAATTAACTGTACTTCGCATTTTATTTCCAAATTAGCAACAAGTTTAATACCAATAGAACAATTATTAAACTAACTCCATGTTTTGCTTCTGTACCTTCTACCTTAGATGAAGCCAACAACGAAATCAGGAACAAATCTAAGAGACTTACTATATCTTTTAAAATTATTCTCACCTTTTAATCACTCTCCATTTTTTCATTAGTCTTCAAAACTATGTTCTCTTTTAAATTCTTCCATCTCTTTTACGCTCATACCAATTATTCCTGCTGATTCGTCAGAACCGGTATGCTGAAAGAAATCTCCTTCCTGTGGAAACATAAACCGGAACATTGCATAATTCGCAACGTCGCACAGATATTCAAGATTCCCAGTTTCTTCGAATCTGGCAAGGCATTTTTTCAAACTTCCAATCGCATCAACGTTTCCGGTTGCAAAATTCAAATGTGCAGGTCCGTATTTATAATAGCTCTGCTCAATTAATCCTTTACGTTTTTCATCAAATGCCTTGGAATACTCTGTTTTCATGATTACTTCATTCATCTTTGCTCTCCCAGTCATCGCAACTATGTTTATACTCAACAAAATAGCCATCATACTCACTTTCTATGTTTGAGCATTCATAACCCTCTGTCTTATCATAATTTGCATACTTACAAGTACCACAGCACTGTTTACAATCTGGCATATTAAAACCTCTCTTTTTGTTTATAAAAAATTTTTGAAAATCGTTATCGAATGTAACTTTTGAATTTTTATCTGATGTGAAAAATTGAATTCAGAAAACTCCGTTGACGTAAAATATACCGCTCAACAGTTTATTATTTATCGTTATTGGGGGTTCTGATAAAACCCCAGCATGTTTAAAACATTTAGCAGTACGATTATTGCAGATAACACATCTAAGATTATTCGCGTCTTTATACTGCTTAAGGATTGCTTGAAATTCTTCATCCGTAGATGTTCTTAGCAACGCATATCCATTTTGAATTCCTTCAAGTTTAGCAATCATTTAGACCACCTCTCGTAACTTTGTAGAAATTATGTGGCATCGTATTCATATCTTGTTTATTGGCAGGCGGTCTTTTTATTAAATTTCACCTTGACCTACTCAGTTAGACCCTGGGGACCGTTTCCAGTAGACCCCCGCCCCCCAGTACCAAAACTGTGAACAATTCAAAAACATTTCAAACAATTCTTTCTGGATTTCTTTATCTATTCGCAAAACATCAGTTAAACGAAAAGTTATCCGGTTCTTAAATCTCCGCAAGCCTTGATTTTACTGGATTTCTAAATTGTATAGAATTGTGTGTCTGATTTACAATTAAAAATCTGCTTTCGGTGGTGCTAATTGTGTGTCATTTACAGACAATTCAGCCGGCTTGTATCTCTGCTGTATCTGCTCTATTGATTGATGCTTTTCAGTTATCCCACCTCTTGGCTGTCCCATATTCCAGCCGTAATGCCTGTTTAATGCTCCAAGTAAGCCGACAGGATTTCGTTTACCAGATATAAGCATATTAGAAAGCGACTCTTCTCTTTCAGTTGAAAGCTTTTTGTATATCTCCGAAGCCGATGAACCGAGTCTCGTAGTTTCATTGCCCCATTGATATATAGTATCTTGTACTATTCCAGTTAATTTACAGAATCCTAATATACTCACTTCTTTATCGTATTCATAACATAATTCTATATATATATCACATATAGTATTTATAATATTAATGTCATATGTATTACTTACTCTGTTTTCACTCTTTAATATTTCCGGGTGAAGTTTAAATAAGTTTTTATTAATATATAACAAAGCTGCGTTCCATCTGCTCTGTGGCTCTTTGTGCATATCCTCGATATTGTGTTCTTCAATATACTGGTCAAGATATAAATATATACCGTTCTCATATACTTCTGCTCCGTTTTCTGTAATAACTGTATTTACATCAGGCATAATATATATATCTCCTCTCTCCAGTACTGGAATGCTTAAAATAAAAAATGCAACTGGTACAATTTAATTTTTTCAAACTGTACCGGCTGCATGACTTCCGTTTATTTCGGGACCTCGACAGATCTATCTAGCTCCGCCCGTTGCCCGAATGCCTATTTAATTTAGTAAAACAATATCATTATATCATTTTATTGTCAATACACTATTTTTAAATTTATCTTAAGACCTATATATATTATATATAATTAATAATATATTACCTTGTTAAATAATATTATAATATACTTAACTGGATATAATATACTCTTTCTCTATATCTAGTGTCTATATCTACGTTGCAAAAATGTTGCACTTTGTTGCATGGGTGTTGCAATGCATCAAAACTAATACTATTCTATCATTTTCTTATCTGCAATCTTCTATTTGCTCCTGGCATTTTCTCTTTTCTGGAGACATAAAAAGGGCAGCCAGAAAAGCCGCCCTGTATAAAACATTTAATTCTATTAATCCCAGTTAATAGCATCATGTGGTGTTAATTCGCTATTATCTGCCTTGGCTTCTTCAAGTGCTGCCAGTTCGTCCGCTTCCGGTTTATCTTCTGGGATAAATTTAATAATAACCCTGTAAAGTGTTTCTATATCTTCATCAGGTACTAAATCAATTATATTTTTTAACGCTTCTTTGCTCATTTTTAAACCTCCTAGTATAATAATGGTGTAGTCAATCAAGACTACTTGGTTAATAAGTTTCTGTAAATCAGATAACAAAAGAAGGGATTCTTCCTTCATCAGATGTTATCCATAATAATTATCATGTCTGACGGTTCCTGATAGACACCAGATAAAACATAAGGTATTATCTCTTAGGATAGGACAAAGAATGTTCACCTCCTTGGGAAGTCACTTCTGTGACTGATACCTGCAATAAAGTCAATTAGTCCATTCGACAGGGTTTTATGTTTTAGCTGGTTTGGAGCCTGAAGGCCATACCCGAATAACACGCTAGGTTGTGTACCTGCCAGATTGGAAATGGATTCCTATCAGAAAGGGGCTATTGCTCATGTCA